GGGACGGCTCGTCGGGCGCCCCGACGAGAACTGAGATGGGGCGTGCCGAACGCCTCAATAGGGAGCGACGCATCATGCTGTTGAGCGAGAGTCCGAAAGACGCCCGAGGCCGCGCGCTGCAGGAGGGTGACGAGATCATCCTCGCGATTCGCGGGCCGATCTATTTCCGCGTCGCGCAGATCACCCCGATCCTCGATCTGAAGGCACCACCTGGCCTCCAGCACCTACATCTTGGCTGCATGCTGACCTTCACGGTGAAGGCTGGCACGGTGCATCCCGAGTTCGTACGCGTGCAGACCGCGGCGGAGGCAGGGCCGAGCGCCTTTCGGCTGCTCGATGCGCAGCCTGCCGGCGGTGAGGGAGGGGCGCCATGAGGCCGGTACGTGGAACTTATCTAGGGCTGTTCATCGCCATTGCGATCGGCTTGCTGCTTGGCTGGCTGGCGAGGGCAGTATGAAGCTCGCGATCGTCACCGCCACGACGAATCCACGCCGCGCCGACGCCTGCATCAGCACGTGGGGTGACACACCGTTGGTGATCATCCTGAACGGCGTCCACGATGCCGTAGCGGCGGCCGAGTCGACCACGATCGCCGCGCACTGGATCGTCAACCCTGAGTACCTCGGCACGGTCCCGGCATTCCGCCTCGGTGTCGACTACGCGCTCGAACAGACCGACGCCGACGTCATCGCGTGCCTCCACGACGATCTGGAGATTCACGAGACGGAGTGGGCAGAGAAGGTGTTGCGGCACTTCGAGCGCTATCCGTCGTGCGGACTGCTCGGATTCGGCGGGGCGGTCGGGCTGGGCGACGCGGATATCTATCAGAAGCCGTACGACCCGATGCAGCTCGCGCGGATCGGCTTCCGCAGCAACCTCGTCGACGCCGAGCAGCATGGGATGCGGAGCCTACTCGCTGAGCGGGTGGCGTGCCTGGATGGGTTCAGTCAGATCGGGCGGAGAACGTTCTGGCTCGGGGCGAATCCGCCGCTGCCCGATGATGGCGCTCGGCGACCGTGGACGGTGCTCGAACAAGGTGGTGTGACCCACCACTTCTATGACGGTCTCTTAGGTTGTTTGGCGCGACGGTATGGATGGGGAGCATGGTACCTCCCGGTGCGTGGCCGTCATTTGGGAGGGCAGACTGCGGTCGGCGATCCCGGCTATCAGGCTTGGGCGAAGGAGCAGCACGTAGATGGCGATCACGGCTTTTGGGAGTACGCCCATCGTTGGGGGTATGACAACTTCCTCGACGTGCTTCCTCTCCGAGTCTGAGCTTGATGATGATGAAGTACACCCCGCTGACGACGAGCGATCTGCGGCTGCCGGCGCTGCCGCCTGCGCCAGTCGAGCAGCGGATCGCCGAGGGCGTACGGACGGCTGTCGCGGCGGCGGGTGCTGCGCTCCCGACCTCCGACGTCGATCTCTGGCCCGATCCCTGCCCACCGTTCACCTATCTCGCCGGCGCCGCTGGCAGCGGAAAAACCTTCGCGACGAAAGCCTGGGCCGAGCAGGAGCACGGCCTCGAGCTCTGCGCCACAACCGGGATTGCGGCGATCAACGTCGGCGGCACGACCATCAACGCGCTGCTCGGCTACTTCGACACCAAGAGTCTGCAGGAGAGCTTCATCAACGGCTTCCTCACCGCGCGCCTCGGGCGGCTGTGGAAGGCGGGCGTGCGACGGATCGTGCTCGACGAAGTCAGCATGCTCGACGGCGATCAGCTCACCTACCTGGTGAAGGGGATCGAGGAGGTGAACGGCCGCGGGTACGTGCTGGGGAAGCTGGACGAGGACGACGAGGCGGGCCCGCCGGCGATGGGGCTGACCTTGGTCGGCGACTTCGCCCAGCTCCCCCCGGTGAAGGCGCCCTTCGCATTCGAGTCCTCGGAGTGGGGGCGATTCGCCGAGCCCGGGCACACGATCACGCTCACTGAGATCCGCCGGCAGGCCGATCCTGACTTCATCAGGGCCCTACGCGCGGCGCGTGTCGGCGACGGGCACCAGGCGCTCGCCTATTTCGCCGGTCGCCTCCACCGCGAGACTGACGATCAATTCCCTGGCCCGACGTTCCTCGCGAAGAACGAAGCGGTCGATCGCTACAACTGGATCCGCCTCTCGAAGCTCTCGGGGCGCGACGTGATCTTTCCGAGCGATCGGTGGGGGAAGCAGCGCGCCGAGTGGGGCCACCCGGACAAGCCGCCGCACACCTGGGGGATCCCGGTACGGCTGTCGCTGAAGATCGGCGCGCTCGTCATGGTGCTGGCGAACCGGCGCCCGCTGGTGGGGTTCGGCCGCGGCTTCCTCTATGTGAATGGGGATCTCGGCGAGCTGGTCGATGCCGACGAGGGGAGCCACACCGCGCAGGTCCGATTGCAGCGCACCGGCGAGGTCGTCGATGTCGAGTACGTGCGGCGCGAGGTGCTCCTCCCGTGTGATAGTGCCCGGCGGAAGGAGCTGCGCGAGCAGCATAAGGAGGAGTTGATCTCGGAGAATGGGCGGTTCGAGATCGTCGGGTGGGTCAGCTATATGCCGCTCAGAGTCGCGTACGCGGCGACGGTGCACAAGTCGCAGGGGCTGAGCCTCGACCGGGTGCAGGTGAACATCGCCGACGCGTTCTTCAAGACGCCCGGGATGATCTACGTCGCACTCTCACGGGCGCGGACGGCGGAGGGACTACGGCTGGTCGGGACGGCGGCGGCGTTTGTCGAGCGGTGCAATGCGGATCCGAGGTTGAAGGAGTACCTATAGATGTGGAAGTGCTGCTCCGAGCTGGCCGGATCCGACTGGCGCCTGATCGTGACCGGCACGCCGGATGGCGGCGTGACGCTGACGACCGATCGCATCCAGGTCGTACTGCTCTGGGAGATCCGCGAGGAGCTGAAGAAGCTGAACGCGCTGCTGCACTGCCAGAATTTCACCGAGATCCCAGGCACGCTCAAAACGATCAGCCGGAAGATCCCGACGCGCCAGCCGAGGAAGAAGTCAGCATGACCGACGCCCACGTCTGGCCGCGCTGGATGACCCTGCCCACCTGCGCGCGGTACATCGATCGCACCGAGGCGGGGATCCGCGGCCTAATCCGGCGTGGAGAGATTCCCTTTGTGAAACAGGGGGCGACAGTATACTTCGACCGCCATCTCATCGACCGATGGGTAGCCGGCAAGGTGAAGAAGGGAAGCGCACATGGCGATCAGGGACCGCGGCGGCGTGTGGTACTTCGTCAAGAAGATCAAGGGCAGCAAGCTCCCGTTCCGCCGCTCCACCGGGTTCCCGGTCGCGACGAAGCAGACCAAGGAGGCGGCGCTCCGGCGAGCGACGGAGATCGAGCTCGAGATTCGCGCCGGCCTGCACGGCTGGACGAAGGACGTCCCGACGGTGAAGGAGTACTGGACGAAAACCTACCGGCCGACCTACACCCTCCGGAAGCGGGCCCCGCAGAGAGATGATCAGGTCATGGCGCACGCGCTGCCGGCCTTCGGCGATCGCCGACTCGACGACGTGAAGAAGTCGGACTGTGAGGGGTACCTGAACATGCGCCGATCGTCGGTCAGCGCCAACCCACGGCGGAAGACGCCCGGGCAGATCGCCGAAGGCACCGTGCAACGCGAGCGATCCTTTCTCCACGCGCTGTTCCAGCAGGCGGTCGAAGACGAGGTGATCGATCGCAACCCGTGGCGCAAAGTCGAGCGCGCAGACTACGCGGTGCGTGATCGCGTCCTGACCGAGGCGGAGCAGCCGGAGCTCTTGAAGCGGTTGTCGGCGCGGTTCCAGCGGTTCGTGCTGTTCCTGCTCGGCACCGGCGTGCGGCTGGACGAGTGTCGAGGGATCGACCCCGAGGCGGATCTGCACCTCGCCGAGCGCTGGGCGCGTGTGACGGGCAAGTTCGGGAAGATGCGCGAGGTGCCGATCCCGGCGGAGCTCGTCCCAGTGATCGCGCAGCAGCTCGCGGCCGACGGTAAGCTCTGGACGCAGAACCCGCAGCGGCTGCGCGAGGTGATCGCCGAGGCGTGCGCCGCGCGGACGGATCGGCAGGGGGTGATCATCCGGACCGCGATCCCCCACCTCTCACCGCATGCGCTCCGCCACACCTATGGGCACCGCTGGCTCACAGGTGGCGGTGACATTCACAAGCTCTCGAGGATCCTCGGGCACGCCAGCGTGGCGGTCACCGAGAAGCACTACGCGCACCTCCTGCGGGAGGATCTGCGCGTCGCGGCCGACCAGGTCGACCTGCGGCTCGGGCTGCCGATGGTGGAGAAGGTGGCGGGTGTGATCCTCGGCGGGATCCGATTAGTGGTCAATCGTGGCTAACGGTGGTCAGTCGGAGACTAGCAGTCGGATGATTTACTCAGGAAACGTGCGAAATGGTCGGGGCGGCTGGATTCGAACCAGCGACCCCCTGCGCCCAAGGCAGGTCTAGAGGGTGCCCATCGCCACGCGCGTCGTGCTTTCCTGAGCACAAGTTACGGGAGTGAGTGGATCAGCGGGAGGCCCTGCGATCCTTCGTGTGATCCCCTTTTCAGGAGGCGGTATGTCATCCCTTGTCACCTTCCCCGGGCGGTTCGGCGATTTGATTTGGGCCCTGCCGACTGTGCGGGCGATCAGCGAGACCTTTGAAGAGCCGGTTGCGCTGCAGCTCAGCGTGGGCCTCGACTCGATCACGCCGCTGCTACAGCGGCAGCCCTACATCGACTCGATCCTCGTCGACACGGGCTGGCTGACACAGGACACCGCGCCAATCACGCCGCGCACGCCACCAGTGACGGCTGAGGGGTACGATCGGGTGTTCCATCTCGGCTACGACGGCTGGCCGGGCGCGCCCCTCCCGATCGATATCTATCGACGTGCCGCGGCGCAGGAGGCGCTGCAGGCGATCGATCTCGACCGGCCGTGGATCGGCGCGCCCTATCACCTGCCGCCGATGGACGTAGCGGTCGGCTTCACCGATGAGCACTTCGAGCTGAAGTACGGCCTCTGCTGGCTGCTGCAAAACCGGTTCGGCCGCAGCCACAAGATCGCGAACCTCTCGACCTCGCCGCGCTGGCTGCAGGAGGGCAAACAGCTCGGCATGGATTGGCTGAGCGCCGCCGCGTGGCTCTCGACGACGCAGGTATTCCTCGGCTGCTGCTCGGCGCTGCATGTGCTCGCCTGCGCGGTCGGCTGCCCGGTGATCCTCATGGAGCCGGCAGAGGCACGCTGGGCGGACGTGTTCTACCCCTACGGAAAGGCGGGGCCGCAGGTCACGCTGGTGCTCGGCAACGACGGGCGGCCAACCTGGGACGCGCGGCATCTCGCCGAGGCGATCGAGCGGGTCCGTCGCGTACCGACGGCTGAGGCCCAGGTCTCCGCGCGATGAAACTCGTAAACTACGGCGTCGGCGAGATCAGCGACCGCCTCACGATCCTGGCGCTGAAGACTGAACTCGCGCAGCTGTTCGAGGATCAGGACCGCGGCGTGCTCACGCTCAGCACGATCCATAAGGCGAAGGGCCGGGAGTGGCCGACGGTCGCGATCCTGCAGCCCGAGCTGATGCCGAGCGGCTGGGCGACCAAGGACTGGGAGCAGCAGCAGGAGACCAACCTGAAGTATGTCGCGATCACGCGGGCGCGCGAGCGGCTGATCTGGCTGGACGGGAAGCTGGAGGAGTAGATGGACAAGGCACCGAAAGCCATCACCGTGTGCAATCTCGAAGTCGTCGTTATGCCGAACGGCGAAGTGATCTGCTCCGGCAAGACGCTCGGGTGGATCAAGACATTGGGGCCGTACCTGACTCCGAGGGCTGCTGTATGAGGCTGATCAACTTCGGCGCCGGCGAAGTCTGCGATCGGTTGACGATCCTCGCGCTGAAGATCCTGCATGGGACTGTGCGGGGCCGAGACGTCGCGCACTGGCAGAAAGAGCAAGTCGTGCTGCTGACCAAGATCGCCGCGCGCAATGGGAGCTGGTTCGGGCACTACACCGAGCTGGCGGCGGTGAACGCGTCGATCTGGCAAGGGGAGGACGAGCTACGCAGCCATCGCGTTGGCAGCGGCGGCCAGCCCCCAACAGAGGTCTGGCCGACGCTCGTCCAACTGGGATTCCGCATACAGGAGCTGAACGATCAACGCGCGGCGCTGATCGAGGCGATCAACAAGGAAGCCGGCGACCACTTGGGATCGGAGAAGTTATGAGGGAGGACATTCTCCTCATCGGATCAGAAGAGGTCATGCGTGGAGGCCACGCCATGCAGGACGCAGCGCGGCAAATGGCGAACGTGTCCAGCAACATCCAATTGGTACTCGAAGCCCACCAGCGATTCCTCGATGATTGGCTGCTGCGCTATGAGCAAGTACTGGAGACGGATCGCGCGGAGCGTGCGCGGTGAACGTCCTCCTCGTCACGACATGGGACACCGCATGCGGGATCGCGGAGGCGGACCTGCCGCGGATCGAGCGCGACATCGTCGTCGATCCGATCATGGGCTGTTGGCTCTGGGTAGGGCCAGTGCAGCCTCGCACCGGGTACGGCGTGTACTATTCGCTCGATTGCCGAATCTTCCGCGCGCACCGGCTGATCTACCAGCTCCTGAAGGGGCCGATCACAGCGCCGTCGCTTGACCACGGCGACTGCCCGAAGCTCTGTGTCAATCCTGAGCATCTAGATCCTGTGACGGTACGAGAGAACACCCTACGGGGGAATGGACCATCGGCGATCAATGCCCGCAAGACGCACTGCCACCACGGCCATCCACTCTCAGGCGACAACCTGAAGACGAAGCAAGGTCCACACGGGCTGATGCGTATCTGTCGAATCTGCTGGCGTACGTACCATCGCGAGCGTGAGCGACGGCTGCGAAGGGAGCGTGCGGCATGAGCCTCAAAGTACTGTTGGTCACCACATGGAATGCTGCCTGCGGTATTAGCGAGCATAGCGCGTACCTCAAGGAGGCGGTCGAGGCGGCTGACCCGGAGATCGATCTCATCCCCGATCCGACTGCGCTGGATCCGGCAGTGTTCGGCCACGCTGGCCTGCCGGCGATCTGTCACCTCAATTACCAGGCGGCGCTCCATAGCCGCTGGCAACCCGAGACGATCCGCCGCGTACAGCAGCTCGGCGTGAAGGTGATCGTGACCTGGCACGATAGCGGCGCCCCGAACTCTGATCTCTGCAAAGCGATCGTCGACGCCGCCGACGCCGCCGTCGTGCATGAGCCGTTCGATGACCTCCCCCTGGAGGAGGTGCGGTACTGGCGGATGGGCGTGCCCGACTGGCCCGGCGGCTGGTATCACGACCACGGCCGCTCCTCGTGGTGTGGCGATCGGCCGATCCTCGGCACGGTGGGCTTCCCCTTCCCGTGGAAGAACTACGACGAGCTGGCGCGGGTGACAGCGGCCTGCGGCTGGGCCCTGCTGCTGATCGCCCCGACGGCCACCGCCGCCGACGTCGCGCGCTGGGCGGCGATCAATCCGCACCTCTATGTCGAGACGAGCTTTCTCCCTCGCGACACAGTCATCAGCCAGCTCGCCGCCTGCGACGCAACGGCCTTCCTCTACACCTGCGCGAACACCGGGCAGTCTGGCGCAATCTGCCAAGGGATTGCAGCGCGCAAGCCCGTGATCGCGTTCAGCCCCTCGATCTGTCGGCAGTTCCGCTGCTATGAACATGAGCCGGCGATTCGCTGGTGCAGCAGTGAGGCGCAGGTCAGAGTCGCCTTACGGACCCTGCCCATCCAGCGCTGCGATCCTGGCATTGTTGAGCTAGCCCATCGTGACAGCTGGGCGCAGCTCGGGCGGAAGTACGCGGCGCTGTACCACAACGTGGGAGGCGGCTGATGGCGGAGTTAGTCCGACAGGTGAGGGGGCGATGACGCTGCCACTGAGCTACCCCTTGTCAAAGACCTTAGATCCAGAATCCGATTATGTTGAACTCGCAGAGGAGTTGAAGATCGTCGATCGGCACTTCCACTCAGCGCGCGAGCAACATCCGCATCGCCGATTCGAGTACGCGCTGGCGCTGCGGGCGCTCCGTACGCTCGGCCGTGAGCCCCGCCGCATCGTCTATGACGTCGGCGGGGCTGGCAGTCCGTTCCATTTCATGCTCAATCCGCTGCCAGCACGGATTGAGATCATCGACCCCGACAAGCCGCCGCACTGGACACTGGAGCAGTATTGCCGAGCGGGCGCCGAACTCAGCGACGCCGTCTTCTGCCTCTCCGTCCTGGAGCACGTCGATGATCTCGATCGCTTCCTCTACCATTTGAGCTGCCTCGTCGCGCCTGGGGGGCTGTTGTTCCTGACGATGGACTGCTGCAACAGCCTGGGCCAGTACGGTACTCCGGAGGACACGTACCATTTCCATTGGATGCGGAAGCGCATCTTCAACGCGTACAGCTTGGGAGATCTAGTCGCCGCTCCACTGCTCCAGCGTGACTTCACGCACCTCGGTTCGATCGATCTGACGTGGCACGGGCCGCAGGTGTACGACTACAGCTTTTGTTCGCTCGCGCTGGTGAAGCGATCGTGATCGCGCGCGTCGCATGGTGGTCGTCGTCCGCGCGCGCGTATGACAGACTGTTATGGAGTCGGTGCCGATGATGGCGCTCACCCGCACCTGCGATCTCGCCGACTTCCCAGACGGCCACACGGTCGCCGACTGGCAGCAGGCGCTTGCGCAGGAGGCGTACGGCCGCCTGCCGGATCCGGTGGCCGGCACGATCCTCTGCATCAACTGGGGAGGCTGCGCCTTCACTGCGCCGGGGGCCGACCCGGTCTATCGCCTGAAGCACACCGGGGGAGGCCCGCGCGCCACCGACACCCTAGCCGCCGTCTTCGCGCTCTCGGTGCTCGATCGTCTCAACACAGAAGGTGGGCGCGGTGGTCCGCTCGGCTTCCTCCACACCCATGCCCTGCGCGTGCTGCCGGGCGGCCTGTTTTTCTGCACGTTCGCGTACTGGGATGCCGAAGGGCCCGACTGCGCGACCGGGCACGAGCGGCGCCGGCGGATCTACGACCGGCACTCCTGGCTGAAGCTCGTGAGCGAAGTCAAGGCGTACGGGCTGCGGCCCCTCGGCGAGGTCGACTGGACCTACCACGGGCACACACTCGGGGATCACACCCTAGCGTCCCTCGTCCTCACCAAAGGAGACCGCCCATGATCGACTACTTGGCGCGCGACTGTCGGCTCTGTGGCGGTCGCCTCGACTCGGTGCTGCATCTCGGCAATCTGAGTCTGTCGGACTTTCCGCCAGCCGACGCTCAGCCCGAGCCGCGGGTGCCGCTCGACCTCTGTGCCTGCCACGTCTGTGGCACCGTGCAACTCCGGCACACCGTCCCGCCCGACATCCTATTCCGACAGTACTGGTACCGCTCGGGCATCAACGAGATCATGCGGGCCGAACTCGCCGACGTGGTGACGCAGGCGCTGGCGCAGGTCGGCCGGCTGACGCAGCACGATCGGGTGGTCGACGTCGGGGCGAACGACGGGACGCTCCTCGCTGCCTATCGCACGCAGCCGAGGGCCCGGGACATCACCCGGATTGCGTTCGAGCCCGCGACAAACCTCCAGGAGATCCTGCACCCACAGACGGAGGTGCTGATCGCGGACTACTTTCCGGCGGGCCTGCAGCAGGTGGGTGGCGCGGCTGGGCGTGTGAAGATCCTCACCTCGATCGCCTGCTTCTATGCGGTGGACGCCCCCGACGCCTTTGTTGAGGCCGTCGCCGATCTGCTGCACCCAGAGGGGATCTGGATCGTGCAGTTCCAGGATCTCGACCAGATGATCAAGGCGACGGCATTCGACAACATCACCTTCGAGCATCTCGTCTACTACTCGCTCGCAAGTTTCGAGCAGTTGCTGGTGCCGCACGGGCTGAAGATCATCGATGCGGTCAGCCGCGCGATCAACGGCGGGAGCTACCGCCTCACGGTCGCCCGTGGGGCGCACAAGCCCGCGACCGGCCGCGTTGACACCCTCCGCGCGCGCGAAGCCGGCTGTCAGTCCTGGGAGACCCTCGAGCGGTTCGCCTGGCGCGTCGGGCAGGTCCGCGAGCAGATCACCGCCACCGTCGGCAGCCTGCGCGAGCAGGGCCGAACAATCGATTTGTATGCGGCGAGTACGAAGGCGAACACCACGCTGCAATATTGTGGGCTCGGCCCGGACGCGATTCGGCAGGCGTGGGAGCGCTCGCCGGAGAAGGTCGGGCGGCAGACGGTCACCGGGATCCCGATTGTGAGTGAGGAGACTGGGCGGGCGGATCCCCCGGATGCGCTGCTGCTCGGCGCGTGGCAGTTCAAGGACGCGTTCGTGCAGCGGGAGGCGGACTACCTGCGGCGCGGCGGCTCGATGATCGTGCCGCTGCCGGCGGTGGAGATCGTCACGGGGAACGGGAAGGTTGGGAGGGTGCCGGCGTGATGGTGCGGAACGCGGTGATCCTCATCTTCCTGATCATGGCGGCGGGGCTCGTCGGGGCAGGGCTCGCGCCGTTCGGCGTGCCGCGGGCGCTGGTGTACGGGCTGGGGCTGTACCTGGTGGCGTACGTGTACGCGCGGGTGACACGGTAATGGGACGGCTTCAGCTCAAAGACAGCCCGCACGTAGACAAGCCGGAGTGGTGGTCGACCGACGAATGGGCAACCCCGCAGCCCTTCATCGACCTGCTCGTCTCGCGCTATGGGCGACCCTTCGATCTCGATCCGTGCGCGCGCGCGGAGTCAGCGAAGGCGCCACGCTACTACACGATCGAGGATGACGGGCTCGCACAGCCGTGGGAGGGCTTCGTCTGGGTGAACCCCCCGTACAGCAATCCGAAGGCGTGGGTCGAGAAGGCGCTCGCCGAAGTGCGCCGGCCAGAGAACGCTGGGCGCATCTGGATCGTGCTGCTGCTGCCAGTGGCAATCGACACGGCGTGGTTTCACGATCTCATCCTGCCGAACGCGGACATCGAGTTCGTGCGTGGGCGGCTGCGGTTCATCGGGTGGAAGGGGACGCCGATCGGATCGCCGACGGCGGGGAATGTGCTGGCGTTTCTTCCGAAGGGATGGAGTACAGCATGAATCCTACCTGGGTGATTATGCCCGTCGTCGCCAACATGGAGATGACGCGCGCCGCGATCTCGGACGTCCTCGCGCAGTCGGTGCCCGTGCGGCTGCTGATCGTCAACCAAGGCTGTCCGGATGACATGCGGACAGAACTAGAGAGGATCGCGGAGGAACATTCCGAGCGTGTATTTTGCTGGCACCACATGCCGCCGCTGCTGAGTCTGGCGGCGACGTGGAACCGGGCGCTCGACTTCGTGTGGGAGACGGGCGGGGCGGAGGCACTGGTCGTCAACAACGATGTCCGCCTGCACGCTGGTACCGTACAGATACTCAGTACTGTACAGATCAGTACCCAGGCGCTCTTCGTCTCCTGTGTCGGCGTCACCGAGGACCAGTTCGATGCACGGATGAATGAGGCGGAACTCTGGACCGCGGTAACCGGGCTGGCGCTCAACAACGTCGGGATCGTCCCGCCTGAGAATCGAGGCGGCCCCGATTTCTCCTGCTTCCTGATCTCCGCTGCCTGTCACGCCCACTTCCGCTTCGACGAGCACTTCACCCCCGCCTACTGCGAGGATCTCGACTTCCACCGCCGCCTGATGCTCGCCGGCGAGGGCGCACGGATCTTCTCTGTCAACCTGCCGTACCTCCACTACGGCGCCGCGACCCTCAAGGCCGTCGACGAGAAGACGAAGGTGCGGATCGAGCGTGGCATCACCGACGGCAGCCGGGCGTACTACGCGCGGAAGTGGGGTGGGCCGGTGAATGAGGAGCGCTTCTGGGAGCCGTTCCAGCAGGGCAACCCTGATCTCGTTCGGCCTCCCTTGGAGATCGATCCGGCGATGCGGGCGCTCGACCAGCCGACCACGCCGAAGCTCCAGGCGTACGTGCAGCAACGCGCGCTCGCGCCGACCTTGACCGACGTCGCTGCGCTGGACGAACTTCTCGCCGATACCGAGGCGCCGGCAAGTCCGTGCGAGGAGAGCCATGACTGAGTCGCGCGCCCGGATTGCCGGCCTGCTGGAGCAAATCGTTGTCGACATGCAGGCCGTGAGTGACGCCGTCGATGATGCGAACGGCACATCCGACTATCAGGTTCGGTTGGTCGCGTTGGCGTTAATTGCACGGCATTATTTACGCGAACTCGCCCTCCTGCGGGCGCACCCGCGAGAGGACACGTCGATCACGGGATTACTGGAGCGCTGGTCGGAGCGTGCCGCGGCGTGTGACGTGTGTCCGAGCGGGGATGACGAGTGGAACCAGGCAGAAGCGCACACACTCAGGCGGTGCGCGGACGAACTGCGGGCGCAGCCGTCCCCTAACCCGACAGAGCTATCCGATGCGGCGATCGGGCTGAAACAGGCCACGCGATTCGCACGCATTTTGAGCGACCTGCGGCAACTGTTAGGTCGTGATTCATGCACCTTCGACGAGCTACCCAAGTTACTTGCAGCCACACTCGCCGCGTCTCCCGCCGGGGCCCCGCCGTCCGTCCCGTCGATCACGGGGATACCGTAATGCTCAACCTCATCGTCAAGCTCGCGCTCCGAGCAGAGGACGAGTCGAATCTTGCCGCCATCGCCAGCGAGCTGAAGCGGCGCATCGAGACGCTGCCACCGCTCCGTCAGGAAAACATCAAGGCCGTGGCCGTGACTGCGGTTGCAGAGGAGAAGGAGAGCCATGCCGGGTAAACGCCTCGAGGATCTGCACCTCTCCGATCAGCCGATCGTCGCGCCGCCGGCCGTCGATCCGCGCGACACCGACTGGTACCGCTTCTGCCGCGAGATCGATGATCTCTACGCGACCGGGCACTACGAGTGGGCGTGCAAGACACTGTTCGACATCCAGGAGGCGGTCGAGTGGACGCACACGGTGTCGGAGGGGCAGCGGCGGGCGGTGGCGAATATCGAGGCGGCGCGCGGGCGGAGGGGGAGTCGGCGGTACGAAGGATTTGGTCGATGATCGTCGTCTACATCGCCGGTCCCTACCGTGCCCCACACGCCTGGGCGATCGAGCAGAACATCCGGCGGGCGGAGGAACTCGCGCTGGCCGTCTGGCGGTCGGGGAGGGCGGCACTCTGCCCGCACACGAACACGCGCTTCTTCCAGGGCGCGGCAGAGGATCACGTCTGGCTCGACGGCGATCTCGAGCTGCTGAAGCGGTGCGATGCCATGCTGCTCGTGCCGGGGTGGGAGCGGTCGACGGGCGCGCTGGCTGAACGGGCGCAGGCGATGGCACTGGCGATCCCTGTGTTTGAGGATCTCGACAGGCTCCGAGAGTGGCACACCTGCCGAGTCCTGAATCTACAGAAGCAGACGGCGCCGTGACCTAGATGCCTCTCCTCCCCCATCCTCTCCCCTGTAGAGGCTGTGCCCTCGACGAGCGCGGCGAAGGCTTCGCCCCAGCCGACGGCCCCTCGAATAGCTGGCTGCTCCTCGTCGGCGAAGCGCTTGGCAAGGTCGAAGCGCTCACCGGGCGGCCGTTCATGGGAGACGCCGGCGGGATGCTCGCGCGTCTGTTCAATCTCCTCGGGTGGTCGCGCGACGCCGTCCGCATCCATAACGTGATCTCCTGCCGGCCGCCAGGCGACTGGTTCGACGAGCGCGCTCCCTGGTACTACCCGGCGATGAACCACTGCCCGTACCTCGCGACGACGCTCAACGATCGCCCGCAGGTGGTCGTCACGATGGGCGGCACGGCGCTCCGCAAGGTGATGGGCTTCGAGCACATGAAGAAGATCCGTGTGCAGGACTTCCACGGCTCGATCCTCCGCGACCCGACCGACCGCTTCTGGATCGTGCCGACCTACCATCCCTCGTTCCTGCAGCGTGGCGCCCACAATCTGATTGGCACGGTGCTTTGGGATCTACAGAAGGCGGTCGAGGCGAGGGATCACGGCCGGCCGGCCGATTCAGCCTCGCTCGTGATCGATCCGCCGGTCGAGTGGTTCAAGGCCTGGGTCGATCAGGTCGTCGCGGCTCGCCAGCACGACCCAGCGGCCTACCCCATCAGCTCCGACGTGGAAACGCCAGATAAGGCCGGGGGTAAGGACGAAGGCGAGATCACCGCGGAGGACCGATCGTTCCAGATCCTCCGCGTCAATGTGGCGTGTCACACCGATGAAGGTATCACGGTACCGTTTGTCGGCCCGTACATCGACGAGCTGCGCCGGCTGCATCAGTCGCCGGGCGCGATCTGGGAATGGAACTGCCCGACTCCCGATCAGTTAGTACTCACCGCAGACCTCCGGTGGATACCTGCGGGCGATCTGAAGGTCGGTGACGAGTTGGTAGGCTTTGACGAAACGCCGAGGCGCGCGGGCGTGCTAGCCCGCCGTCGGTACCGCACGACCACCGTCACACACGCAGACCATCGTCGAGCCGTCGTGTACGGGATCACACTCTCAGATGGCAGCTTTCTCAAGGTGACCGGGGAACACCGCTGGTACACCAGAAGCAGGCATGTTTTCGGTTGGCACGCAACGAAGGACCTCAAGGTTGGCCAGCGTATCCAGCGCCTATTCCAAACGTGGGAAACCGAGAGGTCATGGGAGCACGGCTATCTCGCAGGATTCTTCGACGGGGAGGGTTCTGTCTGCGTACAACGTGCGACACGCACGGTTCGCCTCCAAGCCGCGCAGCGTCGCGGACCCACGCTCGATCATGTACGTCAGGTCCTACGCGATCTCGGCTTCAATCACCATCCGAAGTTCCCGAGCCGCGCGAAGGACGCGCACGTGGCGACCATACATATTCAGGGAGGCATCGCAGAGATCGCTCGGTTTCTCGGAGAGGTTAGGCCGCCGCGCCTGCTGCCGAAGTTCCAACCGGAACACCTAGGGGCGCTCCAATCGTGGCGGAAGCACGACGTGCGCGTCGTTCATATCGACTGCCTGGGGGAGCAGGATATCGTCGGCCTCAGTACGAGTACGCACACCTACGTGCTAGAAGGCTTCGGCGCGCACAACTGTCAATACGACTTTCAACGGCAGGTCCACGCCGGCCTGTTCACCGAAGCCGACTCGCCTCGCGTCGTCGATCTGATGCGGCTCGCCCATGTGCTACAGAGCGATCTCCCGCGTGGCCTGGGCTTCTGGGCGCCCTTCTACTCGGCCTTCGGTCCGTGGAAGCACCTCGCCGATCTCGACCCCGCCCGCTACGGCGCGATCGATGGCCTGCAGAACCACCGCATCGGCTTCGGCGTGATCAGCGATCTGATCCAGCTCGGGATGTACGAGACCGCGCTGCGTCACTCGCATCGCCTCTTCGCGCGCGTGCTGCGGCCGGCGCAGCTCGTCGGCCTGAAGGTCGATCGGCAACGACTCGTCGTGTTCAAGCAGAATCTCGTGGACAAGGCCCGCGCGTCGCTCGCCGCCGTCCAGGCGTGCGTGCCCGAGGCGCTCGCGCCGCTCACGCCGAAGCAGGGCCTCACACGGCCGCCGCTCGCCGACGTCCTGCACGTGAAGGCGACCGCGTTCACCCGGAAGGGCACGCCGCGCGCCGGCAAGCCGGTGCCCGAGATCAAACAGGAGCTCTATGCCACGGCCCGCGTCATCGAAAGGGTCGTCCTCAAGGAAGTCCTCGTCTGCAAGACGTGCGGCGCTCTCGAAGTCGCTCGACGACATCGTTGCCCGGATCTTCCACGCGCACACGACGCTGCAGACGGGACTGATCGAGCTGGCCGACGCGTGCCACAGCCTGTATTGGAGGTCGCTTCCGTCCAGCGCTGGTTCTGGCAAGAGCCGTTCAACCCCGACTCGCCGCCGCAGATCCTCGCCTACATCAAGTCCCGGAAGCACACGCCCGGCAAGGCCAAGAAAACCCACAAGGACTCCACCGATCGCGACACCCTCCTCCGGCTGACGAAGACCGGCGACCCGTTCTACGACCACGTGCTCGACTACCGGGCCGTCCACAAGGTGAAGAGCACGTACGTGGAGGGAACCGAGCGCCGACTCGACGCCGACGATCGCCTGCACCCGCAGCCGACCGACAAGCCGTCGATGATGCGCCTGAGCTACGTCAACCCGAACATCACGAATGTCGTCGCCGACAAGGGTGCCGCACAAGGCGGACGAGGCGCGCTGGCGGCCGGTTTCCGGCGGTGCATCGTCGCGTCGCCGGGATGCCGATTATTAGAGGTCGATTTTTCTGCCATCGAGGCGAAGGAGACCGGCTGGTGGGCGCGTGATCCGTTCCTCATTCGGCTCGCGGCGCTCGGGATCCATTCGTACTTGATCGCCGTCCGCCTGAAGGATGCCCCGGATCTCTCCGCGCCTGACGAGGACATCGTCAAGCACCTGAAGGCGATCAAGACGAAGGCGGGGCCGCTCCTCTATGACCAGGTGAAGCACACCGTGTACGGCGTCTTCTATGGGCAGACGCCGCTGGGGCTCCACTATACGTGGCCGCATCTCTACCCGTCGCTGAAGGTCGCCGAGGAGCAGGTCCAGTTCATGTTCGCGCAGCTCCCGTCGGTGCAGAAGTTCCAGCACACGGTGTGCGATCTCGCCAGCCGGCAGCACTACCTTGGGGGCCCCGGTGTCCATCCCTTCGGCTACAAGCACTGGTTCTGGTCGATCTACACCTACCGGCGGCTGACCGCGACGCAGTACTACCGGATCGTCGCGAAGTACCAACGGGCGCACCTCGAGCCGCCGGTCACCGTGATCAATGGGCAGTACTTCCGGATCGCGCACGGCCCGGATGCGAACCGTGCGATCTCGTACTACCCGCAGAGCACCGCGGAGGGCGCGCTGGAGATGGCGCTGCTGCGGCTGCTCGAGGATCCCGACGCGCCCTCGTACATCGGCGACGCCTACTTCGGCCGCACGCCGCTGCGCGCCCCGATCCACGACTCGGGCCTCTTCGATATCCCGATCCGGCAGTGGGACCGCGTCGTCGAGCGCGTCTGCCTGGAGATGCAGCGGCCGGTTATCGAGCAGCCGATGCCGGCCGAGTGGGGCATGGGCGCACACCTGACGATCGGGATCGCGGCGAAGGCCGGGCAGGATTGGGAGGCGATGGAGGAGTTCGAGGTGCCACGCGCAACGCCGAGTGCGCTCGACGGGGAGTTCGGGGCGCCGATGGAGATCGAAGATCTCGAAGACTGGCAAGACCTCGGCCGGGCCGTCTAGGGCGGAGGCGGCGGGGTGCCGACCTGTGCCTCGCCCATCACACTCGGCTGCAGCGCGTCTCCGTCTTCCTCGGCGCCAATCCCGCTCGCGCGCAGCAGATCCGCCGCCGTCATCCCGGGCACCGGTCGCGTGAGCGCTTGGACGAGCATCTGCGTGCCACGAGGGGAGTACGCCGCCCACCGCAGCAGGTCGCTCGCGCGTGGACCGTTCAGCAGTCGGATGATCGACAGCGCGCCCCAAATCTGGAACGGGCCGAGACCGACCGCGCGCAGCATATCGGCGCCCGACATCTGGGACGCCCGCTGGGCGAACGGTGCCACCGTCGACGCCTTGAACGCTTCCTCCTCGGGCGTGACGCGCCGCGCCTGCGCCCGAGCCTGCCGCGTCGCCTGGAGCTCGGCGAGCGAGCGACCGACCAGATCCTCCTTGGCGACGCGTGCCTGCTCGATCGTCTCGCGGCCGATATCCTGCGCGGTCCGCACCGCAGTCTTGCCGGCCGCCTTCGTCTGGGCGACCAGCTCGGCACCCTGCTCGACCGCTGCGCGGTAGGCGGACGCGATCTGCCGCAAGCTCCGGAGCACCTGCTGGCCGGTCTGATCGCCATAGAAGATCCCGGTGAACTCCGGATCGAGTATCGCGATGCGATCCGCGAGCGTGTCGACGCTGCCCTTGATCACGTGGTCGTGCGTCCACGCCGACCGCACCGCATCCCACGCGGCCTGCCCCTCGGCGGCTCGGCCAGCCTCAGCGGATTGGGTGACGATCAGATCGCGGAGCATCCGCGCCTTGGTCGGCTCGCTCGATTTGATCAGCCGGACGATCGCCTCGGGCGCCTCGGTCGCGAGCTTCCGCAGCTGCGGGGCGAGCCCCTTCGTATAGAGGGGCGCGATCGCCGCGTAGGCGGCCGTCGCGGTGTTGTACGGTTCGTGCAACCCGAGGGCCTCGCGCAGACTGCCGCGCAGGGTCTTGGTGACGTTGGTCACCTTCTTCCGGACCGACTGATCCCACGCGGCGCCGATCGCCTCGTCGAGCTCGCGCTTGAACTGATGCGCGGCGTGGAAGGGGACCGAGTCCTCGGCGTTCAGGATCCGATTGAGCACCCCCATCGCCGGATGCTTGAGCACGTCGCGCGCCGCCTCGGCCTGCGCGCCGGCGAGCGCCTCCTGCAGGGCCTGGGCGTTGGGCCCGCCCGCCGCCGTCATCTGCGCGGCCACCTCCGGTGCGATGCCCGCCTCGGCGAGTGCGGCTCCCGCCGGATCCTCGACAAGCGCACGGGGGAACGCCGTCTGTGGGGGCGCGATCTCCTCGGAGAGGATCCGCTGCGCCTCCGCCTTGAGCGCGGTGATGTCGACCGGCGGGCCGGACTTCGCCGCCTCCTCGACCTGCTGACCGACCAGGTCGCGAGCCGTGCGCGCCGGGCCTTCGATCACCGCTTGCGCGCTACGGCCCGCGGCGGTGGCGGAGGGTGGCTGGCCGACGAGGGCCTCGAAGGGGCGCTCGGCCCCGGCGACACGCTGCGCCACCTGTTCCTGAGCGATCTCGAGCTCTTGTGAGGCACCGATCTCAACCGCACGGGTACGCCCACGGGCCTCTCCACGCGCCCTACGAATCACGTCGGTCGCCCCCCTCCGCGTCGCTCTGACGGCCTCCTGCGCGGTCGAGAGGGCAGCTTCGAGCTGCGACTCGATCGCCCGCCGGGAGCGCCCGAGGGCTTCTGTGGCGCCCTTCGCTACACGGCTCGCGATCACGCGTCGGCCGACGATCTTGATCGGCCAGAGGAGCGCCTGGCCGGCGACTTCGTAGGCGCCCTGCTGCGCGCCGGCCGTGAGCACGCCGGCGGTCGAGGGGGGCGCCGTGCCGACCAGCTGCTCGCCGGCTTCTGCGGCCATGCCGCCGCCGAGCGCCCCGAGGACACCGCCGGTCGCGAGGGACAGGCCAGCCGCCGGGAGGCTCACGGGTGCGGTCGCGACGAGCCCCGCCGTCGCCGCCGCCGCGCCCACCCCGCCGGCGATATTCCTCCGACCCTGACGCGTCCGCGGATCGATCGCGGCGCCCATCTCCTGCAGAAAGGAGGGCTCCGGCGGCGGCACGGCGACGGGGCCGACCGGCTGCTCGATCAGCTCCCACGGTTTGCGGAGGGGGATCGACGTGATGGGCGGGGGAGGCGCTCCAACCGCTCTAGGAGCGAGCGCGAGAGGCTCCCCTGTGTCAGGGTCGACATACTGCCTCGCCTGAACGCCCGCCCGCGCGGCAGGAGGCTGGACAGGCGCACCGGTCAGCGGATCGACGTACTGCGGCATTAGGGGAGGACCAGCCAGCCTGTCCCATCGAAGCGAATGCGACGCCCATCCGGCAGGCCCCGTTCATCCCCGACCTGCGGCGTGGTCGCGAGCGGCCCGCTCGGGGGTGGGGCCCCGACCTGCGGCGGCGTGCGGGGGGCGGCGCTGCGATCCTGGATCTGCTGCGCGGGCGTCCGGATGTCCTGCCCGATCCTCTGCAGCACCTGGTCGACGATCGTGAGCTTGGCGAGCGCCGACTCCTTCGTGTCGGTGTAGCCCTGCAGATCGGCGAGGGCGGTCCGCGCGCGCTGTGCGTCCTGCTCGGTGAGGCGCCCGGCTTCGGCCGCCAGCACCCGCGCGACATTGCCCAACGCGAGATTGATCGAAGCCTCGAGCGACATGAACTGCGGATCGCGTGCGGCGCGCTTTCGGCCGAGGACGACGGACGCCTCCACGCCACCGAGGCGGCTCTGGTCCGGGAACACCTGCTCGACGAGGGACTTGATCGTCGCGATCTGTGGGGCGAGCGCCTGCGCGGCATCCAGGCGCGCGCGCTGTTCAGGCGTGATCGGCGTGATCCCGCGCAGGGTGTTGAGCGTCATCGTCGGGTCGAGCCCCTGCGCGGCGCCGGCGGTGATGCCGATCGGCGAGCCAAGCTCGGTCTGAATCTGCGCGCGTCCAGTACCTGTGCCGCGAGAGAAGGAGAGCGCCTCGGCGCGGCGGATTCGCTCCTGATCGACCGTCGCCATTTCGGTCGGCGTGAGTTGGGTCGCGCGCTTCCCGAACAGCTCGCGCGCCAGCGATTCACGATCGGCGCCGAGCGAGGTCGAGCCGGTCGTCGTGCGGGGGCGGAAGCCGGGGATCGGCTGATCGGTGATCGGATCCGTGTAGCCGCCGGTCACGCGGTCGAAGACGCCGAAGGCCGGCGTCCCGTCAGGCAGCTCGCCGGCGATCGACTGGAAGGGCGAGGCGCCCACCCCGCGTGCGTAGTTCTGCCGCACCAGCTCGCGCGCCTCGTCATCCGAGTAGCCGGCCGCGATGAGGCCGGCGACTTCGCCCTCGACATCGCCTTGCGCTTGCGCGCGCCGGGTGAGGCGGGTCTGATCCTCGGGTGTGCGAAAGACCTGCCGTGGTCTCGACACCGTGCGCGTGCCGGTGATCGGGGCAGCAACGTCGCGAGTGATCGAGGCAGAGGGCATCGGCGTGACCGGCGTCGGCGGCGGTGCCCCAACTTCGGTCGGCGAGGTCGGCGCTTGGGCGAGCGAGGACTCCTGCGCGGGGATTGTACCGATGTAGCCGGAGGTCTGCCGGCTCGGGAGTCCGTAGGTCGGCTCCTCTGCCTCGACATCTGGAGAGAGCGCCTGGATCTGCGACAGGTACGGACTCTGCTCCACCTCGCCCAGCCAGCCACGCAGCCCACCTTTGCGTCGACGAGGCTGCGCCGACTCCAGCAGGCCCGCGATGGCGAGATCGCGTGTTTCCTTGTCGGGCGAGTTGATCAGCGTCTCATAGATCCGCGCCTCGCGGGCCTGCGCGAGTCGCGACTCTTCGAGGTTCTGCGCCTCAACCTCTGACTTGCGCGCGCTGAAGCCGCCGAGGAGTCCGGTCAAATAGGCCATTCGACTACCCTCCTGGCATCCAGCTCGTCCAGTTCGGCGTCGTCTGCCGCGAGGGTAGCACGCCGCCAGCGCCAGGCTTCTTGCCCTTGCCCTTGAAGCCGGAGAGGAGATCGAAGAGGAAGCCGCCGACGCCCTTCCCGGCCTTCTCGCCTTCGCCGCGCGCGTACTCGGTGCGCTGCGCGCCCTGCCCGAGCAGGCCACTGTAGATCGATCCCGCCTGCCCCGCCGCGCCGATGCCCTGCTGCGTTTGCGTCTGCCCAATACCGGTCAGCGCTTCGGCCGCCGCGGGCTGCACGCCCGTGACCAGGCCCGCAATCTTGCCGGCGCGCTCGCGCCCGAGCTCCGCACTCGCCACGTCCCGCGCGGCGCCGCGCACGCCTGATCGTTCGAGGTTTCGTTCGGCGCCACTGTAGACGTCACGCACCGCTGCGGAGGGGGCCGCCACCGCCTGCGACTGTAGGGCGCGGTTCCCCCCGAGCAACTTCCCGTAGTACCCCGTCGCGGGGGCCTGGGTCGCCTGCCCCGCGGCGGTGAGTCCAGCCCCGGTGGCCCCGAGTGTGCCAGCCGCGCCCTGTGCGCCGGTCAGCGCCGCCGCCTCTTCCGGTGATCGCTTTTGCGCCTGTTGCTGCTGCTTCTTGCCGAAGAGGGCGCCGCCGAGTATGCCGGCGCCTTTCGCGATCCACGGGAGTGCGGGGGCCAAGAAACCCACGGCTAGACCTCCAAGTCTGCGACGTTCAGGACGTAGAGGCGACCCGGCGCGGGCGTGAACCCGAGCCGTTCGACGATCGCCTGTTGCTCCGGCAGCGCATCGCTCACAGTGGCGAAGACGGACTCGATCCCGAGATCGTCGAGGAGCTGCTTGCTCTCTCGCAGCAGCCCGCGTGCGACAGCGGGGTTGCGGCGATGACTCGGGGCCACGTACCACGGCTCAAGATGCGCACCAGCGAAAATGCAGCAGAAGCCGACAATCTCCTCGCCGCGCTCCGAGATGATGATGCGCCACTGCTCGGCCGTCGGCAAGCCCCCGGAGGCAAAGGGCTCGAAGGGGAGGAGCCGCGGCCACTCCTCCGGCGGCAGGAGGCGCGTGGTCAGGGTCGTGGTGAGACTAGGAGTCAGGGGTGCCCGCCTCAGCCACCAGCACCGGGAGTGGGACCTCGTTCCCCGCCACTTGGAGCTGGATCGTATTGTCGTCGAAGGAGACGAAGATATCATAGACGCGGAGCACCGCATCCACTTCGATCGCGAGCTTGTCGCGGCTGAGGAGCCCCGAGGGATTCCGCTGCTTGCCCACCGTGAAGCCCGCCTGGAGCAGATGCCAGATGATCCGCATCAGGAGTTCCTCGGCATTCACCAGGCGGGCGTCGACGGTTGCGGTCGGGTTGCGCAGCGCAATGAACTCGTTGCTCACTCCGCCGAGGATCTGGCCCCCACGCACCGCCGTGAGGAGGCCGCCAGAGTCGTGGCCGGTTGGCAACCCAGCATCGATGCCCTCTTGGAACTTTCCCTTATCGCCCCCACCAGGAAGTCCTCCGGCTCCAGCGCCGCCGGCCGTGTCAGCCGCTGCCTGACTCGCGGCCGCCTGTGCGAGGGCGGCGGTGGCGTGACGCGTCGCGGTGGTGATGTTCGTCTCGTTGGTATTGTGGCCGCTGACCAGTGAGGTGATCGTCGCTTGGGCGGCGGTGAGCTGCTCTTGCAACGCGAAGATCCGTTCCCAGAGAAGTCGCGTGGACTGCTGCGCGTTGAAATCCGCAATCTGGTCGACGTGCGGATGCTGGCGTGTGAGGGGAACGACGGCCGTCGAGGTGACTGGGCTCATGCGTGATCCCCGAGCGATCCCCCAGACCGCTGCGCCGCGAGGACCGTGTGCACCATCCCACGGGTCGGATCTTCCCCAGAGTTCCCGAACGGTTGCACCCCAATCGGCTCCGCTGCGCCCCAGGGCTGAATCTGGATCACCGTCTCCTCCCGATAGAGGTAGAACGCTGCCGGCGAGGTGAGGGTGTACTTGATCAGGACGCCTTTCCCGCCGCGCTCCGTCTTGAAACTCTGGAAGTGCCGGACCTTCACCCCGCCCGTCGACGGGATCTCGTAGGTCTCGGTCACCGTCGTGCCTCGCTGGTTGATCTGCAAGGCGAGGGTGAGCGTGACGACCGCCGTCGACTTCAGCGTGAGGTGCCCATAGAGGGGAGCGAACCAGCCAGGGAGGCCGTGATTGGTCTCCTGGGTTTCCCAGCGCGTGAGTTGGAATGGCTCCTCATCGAAGATCGGTTGCGCGGTGTAGAGCCGTCCGGGGTTGCCGTCGGCCGGGAGCATGCGCCAGACGCGCCCAAGTCGTTGGGTCGCGAGCGCGAGCTGCACCACCCGTCGGCCATTCGCATTGACCGTCAACGTTTCAGCCTGCGTACCATCCACTTCGACCTGCACCTGCTTATTCTGCCCGAAGGTGTCACATTCGAAGATGATCGCCTTGAGCCACTTGTCCGCCCGCGTGCCGTAGATCGAGAAGTTCTGGTTCCAGTTCGCTTGCTCGCTCGGTTCCGCCTCCGTCTGCCAATGATGACTGTACAGGTACCCAAGGTTGGCATCGATGGCGCGGAACCGATAGACATGCCCCCAGCCTGGGCCGAACGTCAGGTGCACGATGCGTCGCCCAGTCGCGCTCACGGAGTACGTCCCGATGAGCGCTTGATCAATATAGACCTCCACGGACTTGACCGCCCCACTCGTATCGACTTCGAGATCAAGCCCAGTGTAGTAACTATCGCCCAGTAGCTGTTCGTTGCTGTCCCACCGCGCGATCTGCTCAGGCTCGGCGTCGAAGAGCCACTCCCGTGAGTAGAGCCGCCCTGGGTTGGCATCGGTAGGGAGAAATCTCAGCACGCGCGCACGGATGCGTGGCCAACTGAATTGCAGCGATTGCCGCCCCGTCGCGGTGATGCTCAGCGTGGTATGGAGCGCGCCATCGACTTCGACACGGACCGACTTTTCCAGCCCGAAGGTGTCGCACTCGATCAAGATGCCCTTGAGCCATTTGTCGCGAAGTTGCTGCTCGACTGTAAAATTCTGCTGCCAGTTCGTCTGCTCTCCAGGCTCTGGCTCCGCGAGCCACTTGTGCGTGTAGAGATGGCCCGGATTGGCGTCGGTGGATCGGAACCGGTAAACGTGCCCACGGCCAGGGCCGAAACTCAGGTGGGCCAGCCGTCGCGTTGTCGTCGTGACCGAGAATGTACCGAGTGACGTGCCGTCGACAAAGACTTCCAACGTCTTGGCAAGTCCAAGGGTATCGCACTCTACATCCAGTCCGGTGTAGTAGCTATCGCCGAGGTTCTCCTCCAGACTCTCCCACTGCGCGACTGCCTCCGGTTGCTCATCGAGGAGCCACGCGTGTGAGTACAAGCGCCCAGGGTTGCCATCCGCTGGCAGCAAGCGCAGCACCCGCCCACGCACACGGGGGAAGCTGAAGTGGAGTGAGGACCGTCCGTTCGCCTGCACGCTGAGCGTGGTGACCAGCACCCCATCGAGTTCGACCCGCACGTTCTTCACGATGTTGAAGGTGTCGCATTCCAGCAGGACGCCGTGCAGCCACTTATCCTTCTGCGTCCCTTCGACGGTGAAATTCTGGTTCCAGTTCGCCTGTTCGGAAGGTTCGTCCTGTACTTGCCAGCGGTGTTGGTAGAGCAGTCCTTCGTTGGCGTCGATTGCGAAGCAGCGGAAGACGTGCCCCCGCCCAGGCGTGAAGGTCAGGTGGACCACCCGCCGACCAGTCGCGGTGACCGGAAAGGTGGTCAGCCCAGTCCCAGGATTCGTCAGCACCTGCTCGTCGACCGTGACGCGGAGATCCTTCTGGAGCCCCCCCGTATCGCAGTAGAGATCGAGTCCGGTGTAGTACTGATCCCACGCATTCTCAAAGTGGAGATCCCACTTGCTCGTCCGGGGTGGCTCAGGCTGCCAGATCCAATCCGCCCGGTAGAGCATCCAGAAGCGGCAGTCGTCATTGGGTCGCACGCGTACCATGTGCGCGGGGACCGCGAGCCAGGAGAAGGCCACCTTGTGCCGCCCATTGGTAGTCACGGTGAGCGTGTCCACAGTAGATCGGACACCCGCGAAGTCCCGCTCGATGAGAATGGTCCGCGCCACGTTGCCAGTGTCGACGTCGAAGGTGATCCCCGTCACCCATTTCTCATCGGGGTGGCCGAGATCGTCCCAGTGCGTGACGCGGTTCGCCGTGATCTCGGGCTGGAGGGTGATCGCGTAGCCCAGTTGGTAGACGACGGGCGAGATACCAAGGGTCGACCACGCGAGATCGGTCGAGATCGAGTGCGCCTTCTGGGGCGACGCGCCAAACCCGTCGAGGAGATAGCGCTGGCGACCCGTGCCTTCGGTAATCGTTTGCACGGCATTCGCGACGGTCTCTTCGTTCAAGTAGTTGGTCACCGAGAGAGACACGCCTCGCCGGATCGCATCCACGATCAGATCCCCGAAGAGTTTCTCCTCCCGCCGCCCCCCCGTGAACGCGCCCGTGCGCGCCTGTGCGGCGATCGCCACCCCGTCATCGCTGGTTCCGGTATGGGTGTAAGTCGCCCCTCCGCTGGCCGCCCCAATCAGGAGATCGTCCTCGTCCTGTCCCTGGAGTCCCGAGGGCGCGCGGCCAAAGGCGTAGTGCCGCCAGAACTTGTGCAGAGTCGAGTAGACGAAGGTGTGGCGGCTCCCGTTACTCGCTTGATACTGGAAGTACAGCTTGTTCTCCCAGATCGTGAGGCGGATCGAATTGGGGGCGGCCTTATTCACTGGCTGGTAGCCGTTCTTGATCTCGCCGCGAAAGAGCGGATCGATGTCGCGTGAGATCCATTCCTCCGGCCCTCCCGCGCTGAGGAAGATCCCATCCTCCGAGACGAAGTACACCCCCCCAGGCCCGACCACGAAGCCCCAGCGACTGAACAGCCCTCGTTTACAGAGGGTGGGCGCAGCGGAGACCGCCCCCACCGTGCCTGAGAGGTTCGGGTACAGCATGTAGAGGCCCGCGCGGCTGAAGACGAAGGCTTGGTGCCCGAGCAACCCCCCGTGCATGAGTTCCTCGGAGGGAGGACAGACTTCGACGTTCCCCGAGGAGGACCAGTGATCGGGCGCGCCTGGCAGGCAGAAGTAGACGTGCCCGGGGCGGTACGGATCGCCGCAGCCCATGAGCATCCCCTCGATTGGTCCCCAGAGCGCGGGGAGGGGCTGCGCCAGCACCGTTGTGCCCGCATCGTTGACGGTGGGCACCGGCTGGAAGTGATCAATCGGCAGTGAGCCGGCGGCCGAGATCGCGTCGTCTGCGAGATCATCATTGAACGCGCCGCCATCACTACTGTTTGCGCCGAGGAAGAACCAATTCGTGAACAGGGTCCCGCCGCGCCGGTAGAACCGCTGGCGGACGGCGCCGTCCCCGAAGCCTGCCGCGGGCGTAACTACGACGCGCCGTCGGAGGCTGTCGATTCGGCTCGCGGTCACTTGTTCCGGGGAACCATTCCCCTCCGCCCCCGTGCGCGGATCGTAATGCGTACAGCGGTAGTCGTACTGCTGGTTGCCGGGCTCGCCGGTATCAGGGCCGCGGCCCCCGGTCAGGTAACTGTCATCCATCGTGAACGCGACATCGCGCTCCGTGTCGGTGATATCCGTCTTGACGTAGACGATGATCCCCGTCACGGTCGACCAGTCGCGCCCGCCCGTGTGACCGATCCGCTGGAAGTCGCCACGCCGGACCGCAAGACCAACCGTGCCCAACTCGAACCACTGATGGGCGCCACTGCCGATCTGGATCGAGGCGGATCGCTCCGGATCGATCGCCGCACGCACGTCGGCCCAGCTCGCTCGCGTATCCACAATTCTGCGGTCGCGGAGGTCTCGGTCGCGCAACGCATTGACTCGGGCTGTCTCAGCCGCCGCGATCTGGGTTTGCGCAGCTTGAATGAATTGCGCGAAGTCATGCTGACGGAAGCCCTTGACGTAGGCGTCAGCGTTGGCGCCCCCGGCGGCGACTGCTGTGCCAGGCAACACCGCCGGGTCGAAGACTGCCGATACGACGAAGTAGATCCGCACCTCCTGGATCAGTTGCGGATGGCTCGTCTTCATCCAGAGATGGAAGTAATCGTCATCGGAGGCGGCGACGCCCCCAGGATCGAGGGTGACCAGGGTGCGCGAGGCGGCCAAGCCCCACCAGGAGTCGTACGCCGAGTCAATCGTGGATCCGGTGACGTTGGTGCGGAAGTCGACCGCGCTGCCGCCAAGTGGGCCGCCGACATCGGTGGCAGTGCCGAGCCCTGGCGGATGGCCGTTTTTGTCCTTCCCGGCGGTAGGCACCCAGCTCGCCGCCTGCGACCCGTCGCTGCTGTCGAACGCACAAATCGATCGCTGGAGCTCCGTGCCGAGCGCGGTGGTGACGGCCGCGCCTGGGGCGGGGAGGCCAATCGGCAAGTCAAGCCCATCCGCCCGAACCTTTCGCAGGCGCGTACGGTCGGCGACAAACATCCAAGGATCCCCGGACAGTGGAGGACGATGCGGCACGAGCGTCAGGGGATCGCCCGAGTAGCCACTATCGATGAGACTGAGCACGCCACTCGCCCCAATGTACAGATCGGTGTCAATGCCCCAGACGCGCGTCGTACTCCCGGCTTGCGGATCGCGGAGCTTGCGGACGCTGTGATGGACGCTCCCGCCCGTCGCGAAGGATGTCTGCCCCGCCCGCCCCTGCATCTCGCCGTTATTCTCGTGATCGAGGTTGGTGAGGCGGGACCAGCCTTCGAGCGCATCGAGCGAGTCCTTGAGATTGAGCCCGCCTTGCCCGCAGCGGATGAGCTGTGTCTCAAACGGGGCCGCCTCCACGCCAGCAGACGCGACGGCTCCCCCACGCTGAGATTGCTGTTCGGGCATCAGCTCCACCCGTTGAGGATGATCTCCGTCACGAGTCGTGTCCCTTCATAGCGCTTCGCGCAGTAGGCGGCGCGCTCCGGATCGTGCATCCGCCCCACCTTGCGTAGGAGCCACTCCAGCGCGCCGTACTTGATCCCGGACAGGAACTCGTCGGGGAGCGCGATCGTCGCGCCTGCGCCAAATAGCTCGGTCGGGCGTGCGACGTACATATTCTCCAGCGTCCCGTCAGCGTCAGGGCGCGGGATGAGGCGGAGCCGGAGCGTGTCGCCTTCCAAGTCTGCGTAGGCCAGCGGCGTGCCCGCAGTATCCTCCCAACTCGGGAGTGCAAGGTCGGCCTCGAAGGTGTCAGCCGGGCCGAGCGGGATCCGCACACCTCCAGCGGTGCGCCAGACGAGATGCACCGTCGCCATCCACGCGGCCGGCAAGGTCACGATGCCAAGTCCCGCCGCCGTCACCGCTTGCTCTGCGCGGGTCACGACCAGGTGCGTCTCGCGCAGGAGGGTGTTGATGCTGCCGTTGAGCGCGTCGAGGACTTCTTGGCGCGTCCACACCTCGCTCGGCCACGTCTGGCCCCCGTCGGGTGGTTCGAGCAGGGCATTCTGCAGCTCTGTCAAAAGAGCTTGATCGATCATGCCTCACCCCCGAGCGCTGGTAACTGATCGAGTTGCGTGGCCTCGCCCTTGGACTTCTGCATGTCGCGCCGACGATCGAGCCCCGCATAGCGACGGTAGGCTTGGTTCGCCTTCAGCAGTCCATTCTCCTCAGCCGCCGCTTGAAGAAAGGCGGTGAAGTACTGCTGAGTGGATCGCCAGCGCGGCCCGGCCTCCTTGAACGCCGCGATGTGCAGCGCCATATCGAGGAGGTAGTTCTGGATCTCCTCCCCGAGATCGACGAAATCGCCCTCCTCAACCAGCACTGGTGTGTTCGCCACACCATCGATGAAGAGATTGTTCGTCCCGGCCCCGACCGTCGCGGGCCAGATCGCAATCCGTTGGATCGAGACCGGTGCCCAGATCGTCGGGACGGTTGGCACCTCACCACCGGAAGTCGTCGTCTCACTCCGCCAGGTCGGTCGCCCGAGATCGAGTTCCAGGATCGAGGCCGGTGTGAGGGGCGTGGTGCCCACCTTCACCCGCATCCCGTAGATCATCGTCGCCCCGAGCGCGTACTCCACCGTGCCGGCGCCAGTCGAGAGCGTGAGCCGGCGCCGCCATCGCCCTGTGAGCAGGTTCCAATCGCGCAACGCCTCATTAATCGCAAGGCGAGCTTCCTCATCCGTCCAGAAGCTGCTGCCATCGTACCGCTGCTTCAGCGCCACTTTGAGATCGGCGAGCGAGATCACCTGGTACGGCATCGATCCTCGCTACGGTAGCACGAGCGCGGCGCAGGCGGAGCCGCCGAGGGACACATCAATGGGAAAGGTGATCCGACACGGAGGCGGCAACTCCACCACCTCGCCCGTCTCCGCGAAGGCGAGCCAATAGGTATCCACCCCGTTGGTGGCGAGGGAGGATCCTCCCGTAAACCCGTCCGACGTCAGGGCGGTGATCGCAGTGGCGATCTCGGCCCCACCCTCCCACGGGGTTGAATTGCTGCCCGCCTGCGCGCCACTCGCGCGCCAGAACGCGTCAGTGGCGCTATTGCGCTTCGCGAGGACGAAAAACGGTGGGAACGGCACCTCGGTAATCGTCAAGCTGCTGCCGGTCGGAGTGACTTTCCCCGTCGTCACGAACGACGAGAGCTGACTCACCTGCCGGAGGGCGATCCACGAGTAGACCTCATTGATGCCGTTGACCTCGACCGCGGTCCCCACCTGGAATCCGTTGGCGGTAAACGCCTGCAGACGATCGGCCACGCCGGCACTGGGGTTGACGAGCAGCGAAAAGTCGCCGGTCATCTCACGTGTGCGCATCACGAAGATGCTCGAGGAGCCGATCAGCGCGAAATCCGGCTGGAAGTTTTCTGGTATGACGATGGCTCGGTTGTCGTCTGAAGTCCCGACATAGGTCCCGGCGCCGAGGAAGAACCCAGCGGAGTGCGCGCCGCCGTCTTGCAGACAGAGCGCTTCATAGACCGCGCCGCTGGCGTTCGCCCACGTGGAGGGGCCGAGCGTGAACCCGTCCGCCGTGATCGCCATGATCGCAATGGCGTCCACCACCTGATCAAGACGGCGGGACCACGTCCCTCCAGAATTGGCCAGCCTCAATACGCCAGACTCATTCGCCGTAGGTGGACTGACGCGCTTGATCAGGATCACTTGTGAGCCAAAGCCGACCCCGGCAATGGTCTGGTACCCGCCGTTACCGGTGTACTGCACGATCCGCTGTCGGTACAACCCTGTGCCGGCCGCGAACGGCGCTGGGGTTGTGGCGCCATCATGGAGGACTTCGAGGTAGCACGTCCCCAGTTCCGTCGCCACGCCACGCTTATTGCGCGCGCCGAACTCCATCGCGTCGAATTGGCCGCTGGTGTACGGCGTGAAATCGACTCCGTTCCGCGCGAGGACTTGGTAGGCAGCGGGTGCGGCGATGGTGTACTCTACCCCGTTCAGCATCAGCGCCTCATCACCAGCTCCGCCACCGGCTTTCACCTGCGCGCGCACGACAATCCCCGCGATACTGCCGAGATTGAGGGCGGCGGCGGTCGCGTGCAGAAAGGTCGTCGTCGCTTCGTCCGTCGAGGTCGTTTGCTCGTCCGCCACACTCGTTTCGAGTGGACAGTCCGTGACCCTCCGGTAGTCGCCCGTCCACCCAGCGCTCGATCCTTGGCCAGTCGCTGAAACGCGGGCGATCCGGGTCGCGGTCGGAAACGCCACCGCCGCGACATCGGTCTTATCCGCCGCCCACCAGAACCAGTCATCGAAGTCGTAGTTGTAGGTGGAAAAAATAGCGGAGGACGCCATGCCCACGGCAAACGCGTTCGGCATGGTGGCATTCTGGGCGAGCGCCAGCGTCGCCGTGACTGTTTCCAGGAATGTCCCCGCCTCGGTATAGACCGAGATCGTCACGTCGATCGTGCAGTTGACCCCCGCATTTTGCGTCAGTACGTACGTGAGATCGATGCGATACCAGACCCCGAGCGCCAACGCGGTCGCGCTATAACTCCCGATCGTGTTCGCGCCTGCCGCTGCGGCAAAGCGCCCCGTCGTGTCCAGACAGAGCTGCCCATTTTGCTGGTTCTGCGCCCCCACCCCACCCGCTCGGCAATTCGTGGTGCCGACGTGCGCGTTCAACCGCATAAACGATCGCATGACGGCTTTGGCTTGCTCGCCAGTGGCCAACCCTGTCCCCAATGTCAGATTCAGCTTGCGAAACTCTTGGCCCGCATTGACCTGGGTGGTGACCGGAGAGAGGTGCGCGGCATAGAATTCGCCCGATCGCGCGCTGCCGCCGAGGATCGCGCCGCGAAACATCCCCAAGGCCGTGGCATCGAGCGATCCGCCCTCGAACCCAGTCCAGTTGCGTTCGATCGCCACGGGTCAGACCGCCTGGGTAAGATTCTTGACGACGAGGATCGCTTCGTGCTTCCCTGCGGCGGTGGCGGTCGTCCAGTCGAAGAGCGCGATGTGTCGCTCGAAGGGCAGAGTGGTCTCGACGAGTGTCGTGTCGAGGATCTGAATCGTCCACGTCACGAGCCCAGAGGTCGCGTGGACCGTGACGTTGTTTAGGTTCAGGACGTTCTGATGATCACGGCCATTGACAAAGGTCACCGTGCCTGCGGCGACGATCACATACAGCGTCAACCGCAGCGTCAGGAGCGACGCGCTGGGGATGGGCGTCACGCCGTCGTTCCCGACGATCGTCGCGGTGTAGAGGCCGGTCTCCAGCTCGTTGATCTCAAACTCACGAGGGAGCGGCATCAGCAGAGATCCTCATTGATGAAGCCTGGAGACGTAACCTGCTCGGTGAGGAGCCCAGGCGAGGTGAGCACTTCTCCTGAGAAGCCAGCGGTTGACATCGCCTCGCTACTGAAGGTGGTACAGGTGAATGCGCGGACCAGGACACTCGGCTCGACCTCATAGTACACACCAGTGCCTCTCCGTCGCAGCGGCCAGCGGGAGGTCCGCGGCGGCAGTGTCGGCATCCACGTCTGCTGCGTCGCGGTCTCATCCGGTGGCGTGGGCACGAGGGTCTGGAGGAGCCACCAGGAGGCTCCAGTCTCTCTCCGTCGCAGTGGCCATCGACGCGTCCTAGTCGGCAGGTGCGGCATCCACGTCATGCGCTGCGCGGCGATCACGCCCGCGTTCGGCGGATCGACACTCGCCTGATTGACCTCCCGCCGCCGCTCGCGCCGACTCCGCCTCGTGCCTGTGGGTAGCGTTGGCTCCCAGACGATCGGCGACAAATGCGAGACTGGGTCGAAGATCGTCGAGACCTGCTTAGGGCGGAGCGTCAGATACCGGGTGCGCGGATTCGGTCCGAGGACGGGATCGAACGTCAGATTGACGAGCAGATCAGGAACGACGATCTCGAAGCGTTCAGGAATAGGCTGCGCACTCGGGCGTCCACGCGACAGCCGCCAGCGCAGATTCTTCGGCTGCACCCACGGGAGGCGGGGCTCCCACGCCAATTCGTCATCGACTGCCATCTCAGCCCCACTCTGCCTGCGATCGCTGTTGCGCGCCTACCTGCTCTATCGCTTCCATCTGCTTTTCCCACGGCGTGCAGGTTCCAACTACGTGACACGGCAAGCAGACCGGTGACATGCACGTCCGACAGAACGCCCCCATCTCGACCGACCAGCGGCGCGTGGAGGGATCGTAGATCAGGTACTGCATCGAGAGGGTACCTGGAACGGTGAAGACGATCCGTTGGCAATGACCGCACGTGACGGAATCATGGACCCACGCCGGCCCGTCGGGATCGAGGATCTCCGCGCACCCGGACGCGCGCTTGCCCCGCGCGCCGATCATCTCTGCCCACCCACTACGAGCTACTGTTCGTCGACATGAATGGTCGCCGTGATCACCACCGCCGAGGACGTCGGCGTCAGGATCCCGAACCCGTTCGACGCCGTCGCGGGCCAGATCAGCTCCCCGTAGATCCCTGCCTCCCACCGGAACGTCGAGCGTTGGTTGAGGGGCACTTGGAGCACAAAGGCGTTCGCCGTCAGGGTTCCGTTGACGGTGTGGTTCTGCCCCGCGTCGAACTCCGTCGCGGCATCGGCGGGGTTGAGGGCTTGGGGGGTGACCGCCGTCGACGTGCCACCGGTGGTGCAGCGCTGCACCTGGTAGAGGAAGGCATTGTCGGCCGGGGCGGCTTCCGAGCCGAAGGTGGCGAAGAAGACCTTGCCCCGGCGCGGGCGTGTCGCATCCGCGATCATCGATCCGAGTTCCAGCGTCGCCGACGCGGTGCGACGCATTTCGACAGAGAAGCGAGCCATTTACTTTGCCTCCCCTACTGGCGCAGACGATACCGGCTGGTTCGCCCGCAGGATGAATTGCTGGATCTGGTGGAAGAGCATGTGATCGACGTAGAGATGGACGAGCATCAGTCCCAGCAGGGCTCCGAACAGCCCGACGAGCAGCGCAGAGAGATAGCGCCGCATTTACGGCACCGTCCCCGTCACCGTGCCTGCGAGGCCGTTCGAGCACACCGCCGCCCCTTCTCCGAGTACGACCAGTCTGTGAAAAATCCGCTGCGTGAGCGATCCGGTCGTCGCATTCCCGGCATAGGCGGTGGGCAAGTTCGCTTTGTTCAGCCCGATGATCAGCGTGGCACCGGTCGGCGTCGTGGCCGCGTGATAGAGGCAGGCCTTCGCTTCGCCGTTCTGCCCCTTCAACTGAATGTGGATCGTGCCGGCGTCCGCATCGATCGTGAGACGCTCCAGCCGATATGCCGCGTTGCTCGGCTTTGTTTCAGGCGTCGTCAGCGTGATGGTTTCCTGCGCGATGACAGGACCGGCTGCGACGAGTAGCGCCACGAGGAGAAGAAGTCTGTAGCTCATATTAGTTATCGCTTTCAAAAATCTGCAACCAGGACGAGCCGTTGTACATCAGCCCAATCACCTTCTTGACGGCGCCGATGTCGTTCGTCGCAGTGCCCGTCAGATCCACGGCATCGGCGGCCGTCGGATCGTCATCGTCCGCGATCGTGCACTCCGTGTCGCTATTTTCCAGCCATACAATCAGACCCGTGCGACCACCCGTGATGGTATTGATTGTTTCCACACCGGTGCAGGCGAGGATCATGTACGAGTTGGCGACTGCAAAGGTCGTCGCGGCATCGACCGTCACCGTGGGGCGGCCCGCCAAAGAGATCGTCCCGCTGACCAGATTGAAACTAGCACCCGTCGCGAGGTCAAGACGATCCGCAGCGCCACGGAGCAGCGCCACATCGATATTTCCGTCAAGTGGGGCGGTGTTAGTCGACCACCCGATTTGCCCCCCAGAACGGAGGGTAATGTTCGCGCCTAACCCGATATAGTGTCCCCCCGCTACGACCACTCCGATCTGGTCGCTCCCGCTCTTAAACAACCCGTCGAGTGGGTCGCTCGCAAACGTTAGGCTCGGCGCACTCGCGGAACCGTCTGGCAGCCCCAACCGGTCTCCACTCGCGAGCCCAATGAGATTCGCCGCCGCTCGCGTCACGCAGGCATCCCGATTGGCGTTGTCGAGACAGAGTTGGTTCACGTTCGCGGTGCCATTGAGATTCAGCACCGTGAAGGTGAAGCCGCCTGAGAGGAGCGCATTGATCGCGCGCTGAATTTGCGCCGTGAACGGCCCCTGTGCGCTCACGGACGAGGCAAACCAGGAACCGACCAGGATGCCGATCAGCAGAAGCGTAAGAGACAGCCCATGTCGTATGTAGCGGTACTGCACCTTAGCCTCCGGTCAGCGTCGGTTCGAGATAGAGCTTCAGGCGAAAGTGCCCGCCGGCGCCGTACGACGGCCGAGGGTTGGCATCCCGGTTGATCAGGTACAGGTTGAGACGCCCGAGCCGATCGAGATCCTCGTAGACAATCCCCAAGCCGTCAATGTAGGTGCGGAAGAGCCCCGAGCCCTCATCTTGCTGCCAGTCCGCCGCCAGCCACTCCCAGCGACCGAGGAACTCATCGAGGTTCGGATCCGGGCTCTTCCCTTCGCGCTTGCCGTACACCGCAAACTCGGTCTGGAGGGCGGTGCCTGACCAAGCGATCGCGGCCTTCAGGATCGATCGGCACGTGCGACCCGCCGCAATCGCTTCAGGGAGCTGCAGAAACTCCCGCTCCGAGGCGTTGGTCGCGAGCAGATCGGTGAAGTGCGTGCCATCGACGCTCGCAATGCTATAGAGTTGCCCCGCCATGGCCCTACTGCTCGTCAATCGTCCCGGGCATCCGGTCCTTCAGACTCGGCGGCTCGGGCGGCGTGCCGCTCGGCTCGAAGCGGTTTGGCTGCGGCGGCAGGCCGGAGACCGAGTTCGGACTCTCCGCCTGATCGGTGCGCGTGGTAGCGGACTTGTCGGTCGGCCACGGCGTCTGCAGCGCCGCCGACCCGTCGCCACCCAAGGCGTTCGGATCGCTGCCGCTCGACACCACCCCCTGTCCCGCCACACCGTGATCCGGCAGGGCCGGGTCCGTCCAGTTCGTCTTCAAATCGCCCATGTCCAGCCTCCTTGTCTAGTAGAGATCCGCGATCGAGGCATCGGTCGCCCGCAGCGCCATGTCGTTATAGGCGAGATCGGCGAGTGCCCAGCGTTCCCAGTGCACGGTCGCCAGATCGTCGGCGTACTGCTCGTCATCCCGGAGGGAGAGCTGCTGAATGCCGCCGGCGAACTCGGCTTTCTTCTCGCGCGCGATCTGCAGATTGAAGTACGGATTCGGCTTGTCGCCCGTCCCCGGCCAGCCGGCCGCCTGCGCCAGCGCGCCCGCAATCAGCACCTCGGCCCCGTCGGCGAGCACGCCGGTAAAGGTCGTGGCGTCGGTCAGCCGCGCCGCCTGCTTGTTGTAGAGCGCCGGGTACGAGCGCGCCGCCGACGGCCGCGGCCAGTATTCGTACTGCACGCGGCCGAGCGTCGGCGTGTAGGTCGAGGGCGCGCGCGCCGCCAGGAGCCGCGGTCCGGTGTCGCCCGCCGCCCGCGTCGGATCGAGCAGGTTCAGTTGATCCTCCGTAATCCAGAACGCGAGCCGCCGCTGATTGTACGGATCGGCGATGACCCGGAAGCTCCCGAAGTCCGCGGGCATCGTCGCAAACCCGTCGAAGATCGTCGCCGCCCCCGTCGCGGTGTCCTCGCCATAGGTCCGGTCGAGCACGATCGTGTTGACGTCGGTGACCGTCTGGATCGTGTAGACCGGGAACGTCGCCACCCGAAACTGCCGGCCGGCGTCGGCCGCGAGGAAGAGGCCGGCCGAGGTCACCGTCGCGTTGCCCCGTGTGACCGTGCAGGCCGTGATCGCCCGCGCGGCGTTGATCGTCAGCGCGAGCTCGCCGCGCTGAAACCCCCAGCGCCGCGCCGCCGCGAGCTGCTTCCACGCGACATTCACCCACTCACGGACGAGAAAGGTCGGGGCGGACGGCGCATACAGCCGGACCGTGCGCCAGGCATCGGAGAAGGTCTGCGGCATGCCCCCCTCACCGAACAGGCTCCAGCGGAGCCTGCCCAGCCCCTAGATCCCGATCGCCTCGAAGTAGGCGGCGAACGCCGAGAGATTGACGGCGTTGGCGACCTCGGCGTCGGTGTTGGGCACGAACCACTTCACCGTGTTGGTGGCGCGGTCCCAGACGAGCAGCCGCACCGCGTCGGCGCCGTCCCACGCAGGCGTAAAGATCAGGACATCGATGCGCGACATCCCCAGATTCGCCGGCGTGAGACTATCCCCACCTGGATTGACGTACGACGCCGGCCCGACGTAGCGCGCGGTCTTGCGGATCCGCGCGCCACTGCTGTCGTGATACGCCGGGAGGGTGGTGCGATCAATGGTCGGCATCGGTCACCCTCCTCATGTGGTTTCGGGCACGTCGAGATCGACGACGACTTCCATCGCCGCCGCATCGAGCGCGCCGGCGATGACACCGAGCGGCGGATACGACGCCGCCGTGCCGACGGCTTCGGTCGTCGCCTTGCCCGCGGTCGCCGACGGGATGACGAACTGCCCGGAGTTCGCCGTGACCGCCGATCCGTCGGTCAGCTTGGTGATCGCTGGCCCTCGGGTCTGGACGCAGCCGTAGTTCCCCGGCGTGATCGCGTTCTGGAAGACGCCGGCGGTACGGCCTCGGCCGAGCGCGGTTGGCGAGGTCGTGACGAGGTACTGTGTCTTGTCCGCCCACCACGCGGTCGCGCCGCGGTACGGGTTGACCGACATCGTCGAGTCGGTGCGGATCAACTGGTACGTTTTCGAGCGGCCCGCTTCCGCGCCGACCGCTGCCCTGGACGGCTGTACGACGGTGAAGCGCGCGCCGAGCAGCCCCGGCGCGTGCAGGGTGGCGACGTTCTCCGCTTCGGGATCGCCGGATTGGAGGTACACGGCCGGCTGATCCCATCGATTTGGACTCATACGTATGCTCCTTCTGTGTCAGCCACCGTCGATCATGCCGTGATGCCGTGCAACGCGCGCGAGAGCCGCAGCGCCCGCACCGTCTGGTTGCCGGCGAAGAGGATCTGTCCCGAGACCTGGTTGTCTTCGCGCGCCCCCTTGAAGCCGGTGAAGCCGAAGGCGAACTTCGAGCTCTGCGCGATGTACAGGCGGATGTACGCGTCGTCGCCCTGCGGGCCGAAGTTCAGCCACCAGAAGGTCTCGGCCGACGCGTTGTAGTTGCCAAGGTCAGCGTCGTTGACGCCGTCCTGCCCGGGCGCGTACTGCGACATGACGATCGTCGCCTTGTCGAACTTCATCCCCGGCCAGTTGATCTCCGGCGCGGTCGTGTCCACGATCTGATGCGGCAGGAAGTTCTCGGAGATGAACCCCAGGCAGCGGTTGGTCGTGAGGCCGAGCCCCGGCGCTTCGTTGCCGATGATCGTGGAGAAGTACGAGTGGCGCAGGACGCGGTACGAGATCGGGCCGTTGACGTTGGCGGCGATCAGGCCGGTCGGTGTGGTGAGCGCCGGCGTGACGTCAGCGCGCGTCTGCCCGCCGATGCTCGGGTAGACGTTGCCGTCCCACGACGCGTTGACGCCATCGTTGAGGAACTCCCCGAGGCCATTGATCTCGGCCGAGCGATCGTCGCCGGCGAGATTCTGCCCGTGGTGGAACGCCGCGATCTCGAGGATCGCCGACATCGTGAGCGCCGCCTGCTGCATGTCGGTCCGGATGACCGAGAACGCCGCCCGGGGGCCCGCCATCTCGACCTCGAGATCCTCGAGGAACTCGGTGACGTTGACCTGGTAGTAGCGCGGCGTGAAGAGCATGCCGGTGCGCGTCTGCCGCCGAGCCACGTCGAAGGTCGCCCCCTTCTTGTACGCGCCCCCCTTCATCGGCTTGTACATGAAGTTCTCTTGGATTTGCGGGCCGACCCACTTGCGGGTGAACCGGGATTTCGCCATCGCGATGTAGGGGCCGGCCTTGAAGTAGCCATCGACGACCCCGGGTTGGATTTCCTTGGTCGTGACGGTGTTGATGTCGTCGAGTTGAATGACGCCGACGACGAAGATCGCTGCGCCAGCCGCCGCGAGATCGGGGCGGATGTAGCAGGTCAGGAGCCACAGAGCGAGCGTCGTCAGGCGTGGATGACGGATCAGCCATGCGCTGGCTGCTCCGAGAGATCGCAATACTCGAATCACGGCCGTTCCTCCTAGCCTGACGGCGTTACAAGGGCCGCCGGCTCTCTCTCTAGGCCCCGCGCGCCTGCTGCAGCCGCTCGTACTCATTGACGGCGGTGTCGAGCGTGTGCGTCGCAGAACCATCTTTGGTCTGTAGGGCGTCGAGCACCGAGGGCGGCTCGCCACGGAGGGGGAACGGCTGGGTGGCCAGCTTCTTCCGCTCTTCGCCGAGCCGCTTCTCGACCTCGTCGTTGATCGCTTTGTCGTGGAGTTCCTGCTGTTTCGCGGCGACGCGCTCGCCGTACTTCTCGGTGTAGGCGTCGGCGAGACTGAACACTCGCCCAGGCTGACCGACGATCGGTTTCCCGAGCTTCGGGTTGCGGACGAGCTCCTGGAGACTCACGCGCTCGCCGAACATGTCCTTGTGCTCCTGACTCTTGTCCGCGAGCCACGCACTCACCTGGACGTACTCCGCGCCCGCCTCGTTCACGACGTCGAGCGCCGCTTGCCGCGGGTCGATCGGCTTCAGCGGATCCGGAGTGCCACCCTTCAGCCGCTCGTACTCCGGCTTCATCGTTTTGTATTCCGTCAGCGCCACCTGGTTCGCTTCGTACCAAGTGTTCAGCTCCGTGAACTTCTCGGTCAGCGCGGCCTTCTCGGCCTGGAGATCGTTCATCTTCTTCGAGTAGTCCGGGCGGGCGAGCACGCCATCGCCAATCACGACGACCGCGTCCTTCGCCTCCGGATCCTCGAAGATGGCCTTCACCTGTGCCCGCTTCTCCTCGGGAAGTTTGGCGAGCACGCCGGCGAGGAATGAAGATCCGTCTTCAAATGCACCCATTGATCACCTCCACCGTCCGAGGCCGGATCTCGCTCACGCGCCTCCGTCGGTCGACGGGCTGGCGCGCGCGATCTCCTCTCGTCGGCTATATGGCTCCTGGTCCGGCGACTCCGCGATCGATGCCACCCATGGGGGCCGCCGGCCCCGCCGCCGTGGGAGACACAGGCCCAGCGCCCGCCGTCATCAGATCGGCGAGGTACTGCTGGAGCAAGTCCTTGATGAGCGCGAGCTGCGCCGCCTTGTCCGGCGTGATCTGCGCGAAGCTGTCGAGCGTTTGCGCCACGGTCTCGGCCGCCTGCGTGATCCCGGTGAGCACCTCGGGCGGCATCTGGGTCGAGGGCACGGTCGGGGCGAGCCCGCGCATCGAGAACGGGGCGTCGCCCCCTCCCGACATCACGGTCGGCGAGGGCGGTGGGCCGTCGAGCTGCGAGGCGCCGGCGCCGCGTGGAGGGAAGGCCATCAGCGACGCCCTCCAGCGATGCGACGCAGACCGGTCAACTGCTTCTTCGCGATCCCGCGCGCGGCGCTGACCCGGGCCGAATCGCGACGGATCTCCTCGGCCTCGCTGAGCGCGCGCAGATCGGACTCGGCTTTCCACTTGCGGTCCTGAGCCGTCATCTTCGGGGTTGACGTGTGCATCAGCGGCGGCCTTGCATCAGCGCACGCTTCGCGGGCGACACGGCCTTTCCTGCGCGTTGCGCCTCTCTCGGGTGAGAGGGCTGTCGCGGCGGCACCGTCGCGCGAGGGCGACCGAGATCGGCAGGGACGGTGCCTCGTGGGCGACCGAGATCGGCGGGAACCTTCGCCATCAGTATTTACTCATCGAGCGTCTGCTCGTGAGCGATCGAGGGCGTGTAACCGGACGCGTGTCGTCCTCCGCTCCTCCGCGTGACAGGCGCGTGAGGCTGCCGCCAGCGGCCGTCTCAGCAGGAGCAGCCAACGCACGTGAGTCCTCAGTCGGTCGCTCGATGGCCTTCGTCGCGCCTCCACCGCCGCCTGACTTCCCCTTGCCTCGTAGCGCCAGTGCCGCCCCTCCAACACCGCCCAAACTAAAACCAAGCGCTCCCTTCGCCACTTTCCCGAGCACGCTCTTGATTCCCATGAGCCACCTCTGCGGAGGAGCGCGTAAAAAGAAAAAGGCCAGCCTCCTCGCGAGAGGAGGCTGGCCCGGAGACGGTGGTCCGACCCTTCGCCCCCGCGAGCGGTCGGACACGTCAGTACGGACGATCTGAACTTAGGTAGGCTGCACGAAATCGGCGGGCGTGTCAAGTCTGCCCTGAATTAAGGTGACTTGCACGCCAGGAAACTCAACCTTCTTCGCGACACCATCGACGAAATGGAGCAGCACGGTGCCGGTATGCTGTCGCTGGTAGAGATCCGCGAGGACCGACGCGAAATCGTCCTCTCGGCGGACGATCCGGTCGAGGGCGTCGGCGACACAGCTCATTTGCTCGACTCCGTCACGGTCGTGCGTCCGTCGGACTTCTCTTCCAGCTCAGGCGCCTCCTGTCCCGAGGCTTTCCTGCCGGCTGGCGAGACCGTCTGTCCAATGCCGAGCTGCTGCTGCGCCTGCAGCCGTTCAGTAACCGTCGTCGGAATGCGGATCTCCAGCAACTGCCCGGATTGTGGGTCGAGCAGGAACGCCCGGCCCGTCTGCGGATCGGTGTACTGCGGCAGCGACTGGCCGGCGAGGAGCGCCGCGGCACCGTTGGGCTGATTGAGCACCTGGCCGAGCATCCCTTCCAGCACGCCGGGCGGGGGAGGCTCGAGCGGTGGGAGCGGGATCGCCGGCGGCGCCCCGATGTTCGGGGTCTCGAGTGTCTCGTGCAGACTCCAGAAGTCGTAGTACCCCATCCGCGCGAGCTGGAAGCGCATCATCTTCCGCTCCTGCGCGTCGATCGCGAGGACCGAGTTGGGGGCGACGACGAAGATGAACTGCTTGTGGAAGAACTGCGCGCGCTGATCGCGGGTGGTCGTGTTGGCGTCGAGCTCCGGCGTGTAGCCCGGCTGCCCGGCCAGCAGCGCCGGCACCAGCATACCTGGGTCGAAATCGAAATCGTTCAGCGTCACGCCGCCAGACCCGAGAATCTGGACGCGCTTGGCGGTCGACAGGAATTGGAAGTAGTTGACCTTGACCATCTCCGAGAAGTCGCGGAGGAAGGCTTCGACCGCGCGCGCCTCCTGCCGGATCTCGGGCGTCAGGGCCTCGTAGTACTTCTGGATCGTGTCGGCGCTGGGGAGCTGACGCAACTGCAGCAGGGCGGAGAGGTTCGCCGTGCCGGAGAGATCGGCGAACTTCGTCGTGAGCTTGTCCCACAGTTCGGAGGCCATCGCGAGGACTTGCGGGTTCGGGCCGTCTTCTTTCTTCCACGGCTCGCCGAAGCCCGGCATGACCTTCACCCGCTTGCCCGGGCGGCGCGGATCCATCAGCCGCATCGTCGACTCGGAGACGGCGTTGCGGTTGTAGGTGATGTCGGGGTCGACCCATTGCTTGATGCCGAGGCGGACGTCGTGCACGGTGTCGTTGATGGCGTCCTGCACCGGGAGGAGATCGTTGAAGAGTGGGATCCCGAGGAACTGCCAGGGGACCGACCAGAGCTTCAGTCGGCAGAGCGGGAACAGGCCATGCCAGTAGGTATTCGGCCCGTCGTAGACGATCGCCGTGTCGGTGGCGACGAGGAGCCGGCCGCGCGGATAGAGGGGCTGGCCCGGGGCGACGACGTACGCCCAGTTGGAGCCGGGCGTGCCCATCGGGATCGGCCGCTGGGTCAGGTTGCGTGTGCGATCCTTGAAGTAGGCGCGATAGAGGACGGTCATGCCCCGGCGCGAACGACGTGTGCCGCCGGCGGTGCCCGCTGTGATCTGATCGAGTGGATCGGCGGGCGAGAGCAGCCGCGAGAGCCCGGTGCGGAAGCGGCCCATCACGCGGCCGAGGACTGAGTCGGCGGACGCCTTGAAGAGGGACTCGCGCGTCGGATACATCCCCTTCAGGACGTTGACCGAGTGCTCCTCACGGAAGCAGACGCCCTCCCAGTACTGCGGCGAGCGGGAGTACGAGGGGCGGAGCGGGAGGGTGTCGCGTGGGTCGCGCGCGGAGAGCTGATGCGCGCCGCCCAAGGGCGCGTGCGGATCCCAGTCGACGACGAGATCGCCCGTGCCGCCGGCCAGCGAATACTTCACACAGTCGCCGAGGTCGAGGTCCATCATCGTCGTGACCCACTCGGCGAGCAGGTACTGATTCAGGAGGTTGGCCTGGACCTGAAATTCGGGATTGCTCCGCCAGCCGGCGAGCGGCTTGAGGTCGGTGATGGCGCTCACATGCGCCTGCATCGCCTTGCGGGTTTCGTTGATGACGACCTGCGGGAGGTACTTCAGGCGGCGATGCTCGGGCGAGAGCTGCTCGCCGACGATGTACTCCTGCGCGCGGCCGATGATCTCGTAGGAGGGATCCGAGCGGTTGGTGAGATCGCCTTCCTCGGTCCACTCGCGCAGCCAGCTGAGGACGCGAGGGTCGCCGTGCTGGAGGGATTCGGCGGAGGTCGCTGGTAGGTCCAGTACGCCGGATGGTCCGAAGTCTGCCACGAGCGGCTATCCTTTGTGCTCGTCGGTGACATCGAGGGCAACCGGCTGGAGGGGCTGCCCGAAGGGCCAAATCCACAGCCGGATGTTCTCCCCCCGCGCGATCGCGGCGCGCTCCGTGTCGGAGGGCGCCCATTCGGTGAGCACCTTGCCGTCGGGGAAGACGAGCGCGGGCAGGGGGATGTACTCGGGCTGATCCTTCGCGAAGACGACGGCGCGCGTGCCCTCGTACTCGAATTGCTCGACCGGCTGCATCAGTCTCCTCCCGCCATCGGCAGCGCCGACGCATTCGACTCACTCACGCCGGGACCGAAGCCGGCCTCCGGTTCGGTCGCCGATCGGATCACCTTGCCGAACTTCTTCATGTAGGCCGGATCGGGCCGCTCGCCGCCCCCCGTGCCCAGCGTATTGACCTCTCGATTGGATCGATCCTGACTCCACGCACGAAAGACGATCGGCTGGCCCTCGCCGTTGCGCGCCTGCTGTTCGCTCTCGCGCTCGACCTGCCGCAGCTTGTGCGTCGAATCGATCGTGACCTTGCGGTTCTGGCCGTCGTACATCTCGAAGGCTTTGAAGGCCGCCCCCTTCACGCCACCGACGTCCATCCGCCCGATCCCGGGGATGGGTGTCGTCCGCTGCCCGCAGTGCGCCGGTGCCCCGGCGCGTGCGCCGACCGCGATCGGGACGTTGACGTCGACGATCACTTGCCCGCAGACGGCGCACCAGAAGTCGTGGAGAGCCACCAACTAACCCCGCCAGAAGAGTTCGCCCTTGATCCGTTCAACCACCGCCTGCAACTCCGCCGTCACCGTCCGCCCGCGCTTCGTCGCGCGCTGGGCGATCTCCTCGAGCTGCCCCGGCGTGAACGCGACGTCCACGGTGCCGATGCGGATGCGCGCGAGCCGCTCGATCGCGGCGACCAGGCTCGCGGGCGTCTTGGTCGTGCCGATCCCGGCCATGCGCTCGATCTGCAGGCAGATCGCCGGCGGCACGCTCAGCTGCCCGTCGATGACGATGTCGTACCGCTCGTCGATCGTATGGCCGCGCGCCCAGTCGACGATCGCCTGGCCGCGCGTGATCAGCCAGTCACCGGCCTGGACGCCGACGCTGCGGCCGTCGACGAGATCGACGGTGTGCGCGTGGGTGGACCGGATCGCGATGAGGGTCGGCGCGCGGCGGCGGACGGCGAGCTTGGTCGCCTGCGTCCAGGCGGAGGGAGCCGACGCCGCAGGCTGAGCAGGCTGAGGTTCAGATCCGGTTGCGATCTTCAAAGTGGAGCCCCCCGGCCCCGCCGGAGGCAAGGTCGTCTGCGAACTCATCATCCTCCTCCATCTGGTGATCGGCCTCCGCGCTGGTGACGGCGCGGTTGCGCCAGTCGCCCTTGGGGGCCCCGGCGTGCTCGGCGATCGCCTGCTGCGCGGCCCGCCGTCGCCGCCGCTCGGCAATCGGTTCGGCCTCGCCGCCGGCCAGGCGCCACGCCACGTAGTAGCCGATCGCGCCGGCCATCACCCCGTCGTCGTGCTGCCCGCGGGCGGCCTCGGCCTCCCCGATGGTGCCTTCGGTCACGAAGTGGCGCAACTCCCCCCGGGTGATCGGCGAGTTCAGCACGAAGTCCGGCAGCCCGGTCACCGGATCGAAGGTCGTGATCGCCGCGTGGAAGCTCGAGATAAGGAGCGGGCGCGTGCGCGGCGTGGTCACCCAGCCGATTTTCGTGCTGTAGCGGCGGTCGGGCGAGGCCGAGTCGGCGTACTCCCAGACATAGAAGTGCGAGTAGCCGAGGTGCAGCTGCAGCGTGTCCTGCGTGGCGAGCCCGTGACTGTTGGTCTCGATCGCCGCCAGCGCTTCGACCAGGTCGCCGTCGTCGTAGAAGCGGCCGACCGCATCGCAGACGAAGGCGAGCGCCTGGGTGTCGATCCGGTTGCTGACGTACTGGGCGACCTGCTCGGCCGGCTCGTCGATCGTCGGGAGGCGAATGAGGTCGACAATCGAGTAGTCCTGCCCGAGGCCGTCGCCGACGTCGACCGCCATCACGTAGCGGAACGAGCCCCGGACGCGCGGGTACTCCCAGATCGCTAGCACCGAGTGCCGCAGGCTGGGCAGCTCGCTCAGCGTCGCTTGGGTGAGTCGGCGGAAGCCGTAGCCGGGTGGGACCGGATAGGTTTCGTGCGCGGTCTGCGCGGCGACGGAGATGAGTCGAGGCGACAGCGGCGGCTCCGGACGTCGGGGCGCCGGCAGCGCCAGAGGCGCGTCGCGTTCGCTAGCCTCCGGAGGCAGTCGGCGAAGCTCCGCGATCTCACGCGCCGGTTCGACAGCCCACACGTCGAGCAGGGGACGGCGGCTGCCGGCCCGGTCGATCGCGTCGAGCTGCTCGAACGTGAAGATCGCCCGGCCGGCGTACTGAAAGCATTCCTGATCATCGGCCGGGTACTCCTTCAGGAACTTGTGCAGCTCGCCCTTCTTCGTGTAGTAGGCGCGGGTGCGCTCGTACCAGTAGAGCTGATCGCGGGTGAGGGGGATGGTGCGGCCCCTCCACTTCGAGGAGTCGTGCTCCGCTTTCTGGGCGTGCTGGGTGGTCGTCGTCGCGGGCGTCCAGTCGACCGGGGCCGGCAGGGAGTACTTGGCCGGCTCGGCGTACCACGGGATGAAGACGTTCACGAAGCGCCCGTCGCCCTCGGCCGCCGTGAGCCATTGTGTGTGCCACCAGTCGCCGGCGTGCTCGGCGGTCGACTCGAGGATCGCGAGGGTCTGCACTGAAATCGGCACCGCGGGGAAGAGCGCCGTATCGAGCTGCTCGGGGTTGTCCCAGGTGGCGAGCTCCGAGATATGTAGGACCGAATACGTTTGCCCGCGCCCGATCGCGCCCTTCGATCCCTCCATGCCCGTGACCGATTGCAGCGCGCCGCGGGTCGACTTGCCCCAGGCGACCTTCAAATAGCTGGCATTGGCGAGGGATAGCTCACGATTTTTGTTGAAGTACAACTTGCCCGGCTTCAGGAACCACGGCAGCTGATCGTAGATCCGCGTCACCATCCGAAAGAGGTAGCCGGCCTGATCCTCGACGTCGGCACCGGAGAGCGCCCGCACGTGCGGCCGGCTGACGATGCGGTGGGCGACGAGCGATTCGGCGAGGGTGGAGATCCCGAGCTGACGCGCCTTCAAAATATTCAGCAGCAGGCCGTCGGGATCGCCGGTCGTGTGCCGGCGCCATTCGAGATCGCCGAGGACGTTCAGGGTGAGGGTTTGTGATTCCCAGAGCGGGTAGAGCGGGCGGAGGCCGTGCCCCTCCTGATCGATCCAGCAATTCTTTGAAGCGTAGCCCCAGGCGACGTAGTTACCCGTCGTCGTCTGCAGAGACACAACTGTTGCCTCACCCGCAGGCAGGACGGCAACGACGCGATCAGGTGTACCAAAGGCTGCCGAGAAGATATACGGGAGCAACGAGATCTTCGTCGGGCGGGCGACGGCTTGAAACCGCGCATAGCCTTCCCGCCCACCAACCAGATAGAACCCATCGTCGTCCTGGGTGAATGGAATGTCGAAATGCTTCAGCGCACGCGCGATCTGATCACAGATTTCTGGATTGGCCGTGCGGGACTGGCCAATCTTGAGATGGCTTCCTTCACCATCGAAGATCCCACCCAACCACCCCCCAAGCCTAAGATCCTCTTCGGAGGTTAGGGAAGCGAACAGTCGCGGACTGATCACATGGCACAACTGCCGTCCGACCTTCGCCTGGGTCCAAGGATAGAAGTACTGCTTTCGAGCGCCACCCTTCTTCGTCCACGATCCCCCGCGATTGCCGTAGCCTCGCCGCCACAGATGATCAGGGGTGCAACGCAGCTCGCGTCCCGATTCCAGCACGACACGGACGACCTGAGTACGACGCTCAGCTTTTGCCAACACCTGACTCTGCGTCAGTGTGTCACGGAGACGATGGGCACCCTTCCGATCATGCCGATTCGCGTTTCGGCTGAGCGCCGCACCGCCCAAGCGATCCCACCCCACCACAAGATCGCCCACCGCCACGTCCGCGATCGGCCGCATCGTCATGTCGGCCATCCAGATCGGCGCCTCCTCCGTGTTGCAGAAGCGCTCGGCGAAGTACGGATAGTCGAACACCACCCGGAGGCGCGTGGCGGCGATGAAGGTCTGTTCTTCTTCGGTGAGCCGGCGCGTCAGCGTCCCATGCTCGTCCATCGCCGCCATGCACTGCGCGGTGAGGCCGGCGGAGTCGGCGACGCGGTAGACGGGGACGCCGGTTGGGAAGAGCGATCGCATCGCCGGCGACGTCAGCAGCTGCGCCTCCCGCAGCGCGATCATCTTGTCGCTATACATAGGATCGCAGCACCCAGGACGCGAGGCCCGCACCGAGCGCACTGAAGAAGCCTTTGAGGATCGCCCGCCGGCAGCCGTCGCACCAGCGCCAGTTGGGGGTGTCGCTGCCGCAGTTCGTGCAATATCGCATGAGGGTCACCGCCGCACGCCACGCACGCACGCGACGTACAGTACGAGTACTGATCCGTACGATCAGGGTGCAGGACGTTCACGGGAGCTCAGGGCCGCGAGGCCGTTCCAGCCGATCGATCTTCAGCGCCAGGACTTGGAGGCTGTTGGCCAGTTCATGCGTGCGATCCCGGAGCGTCTTCGTCCACTCATCCTGCCCCGATTCCAGTTTCACGATGCGGTGCGAGAGGTCGTCGATGTACTTCTCGGAGGTCGTAATGAAGCCCACGAGATCGGACTTCAGCCCAGTCGCCCCCGCCTGCCGCTCGGTGCGTTCGGTCAGCAGCGACAGCGCGAGGTCCGCGGCGAGTTTGGCATTGTCCGCCTTCAACCCGTGATACACGCCCGCCAGCGCGAGGAGATTGACGCTCCACGCCGAGAGCAGGCCGATCAGTTGCCAGTCGAGGGGCATGCTTAGGCCGGTGGCGCCGCCGCACGTTCGGCCGCAAGGGACGCCGCGATGTTTTGGACCGCCACGTACGCATCGATCAGTGCCCGCAGGGCCTCCTGCATCCGCGCGTCATCGAGGAGGTCTTTCCCAGTGGCACCTTCCGCGAACGCGAGCACGTCCGTGGCGAACGCGAGCGCCGCGTCCTGTTTCTCGGTGCCCTTGATCCCTTTGATGAATTTCTCCACGGCGTGAATCGCCCCGAGAATCAGCGGCACGAGCTTGAAGCCGATGCCGATCCATTTCAGGTGCATGTGTCTCCCTTCCTTTCACTCAGGGTTACCGTTGATCGCGCTCCGTTTCAGCCAGTAGAGCAGCTCCTTCACGATGAGCGTTCCACCGACGCCGTCGCCAGCATCGAGACCGCCCCGTGGCCGTGCGCGAGGTGGTACACGACGAACACGAGCGCGCCGACCGTCAGCGCCTGCTGTGCCAGCCGCCACGCTGGATGATGCGAGTCAGGGAGACGACGCCGCAATCTCGGCCCCATCGTTACCCTCCGATCAGCCAGCGCAGGCCCAGGAGCGCGAGCGTCGTGAGGACCTGCGCGGCAAACGTCTTGCGCCCCATCCGCCAGCAGTCTCCGCAGTATCTGAACTCGAAGCGAGCCAAGTACCTGAATTCGAAGTGAGCGGCGAGCTCCAGTCACCGCGCGGTCCCCTTACTCATCGCACCGGGTCGCCGCTTCTGACGCGGGAGGATTCCACGCGTAGGTGTCGATCGGATATCCGACGACGCTCACGCGTCGGCACTGAGGCCGCTCCCCATACCAGGACAGCCCTGCGATGAGTGCCACGGCGACGGCGACGGCGATGAGACACGCGCCGATCTGTTGCGTCATCGCGTGAGCCATCTGTTCAGTCGCCACACCCCAAGCGTGTAAATGTCCTTTACGACGCACGCTACCGACTGTACGTACAAGCTGACCAAACAGGGTTTCATCGGCTCCTCCCAATCACGACGGCCGACAGCGTCGGCGGCATGATCCACGTTTCGCCGGCGTCGAGGTCGTGCGCCTCACGTAACGTACCGGTCAGCGGATCGTAGACATCGACGTGCATGGAGGACCGCGCTTCAAACGGAATCGGCACATCCGCGAGGATCGGCATCATCACGAAGCGGCCGTCTCCGTCGATCGCGGCGAAGGCCCGCAGGAGCTGGCCACCCTCGACTAAGGGGACGAGCCTGTCCGTATTGAACGGATGCCGAATGCCGGCCTGCCGGTTGTTGTTCTGAAAATTCCAATTCGGCAGATCGGCTGGCAACAATTTCCGCACGGCGTTGAGCCCCGCAAGGATCTCAGCGATGTGCGGCACTTCCCAGATGTTTGCCGATCGGCCACGCGCGAGGTCCGCAACTCCGCCCCCGCGGATGCCGGCGCCGGTGTGCAACACGTAGCTCGCGCCATTACAGAGCCACGTGTAGGCCGCCGCCATCGTGAGCCTCAGCGGGTCATTGTCCGCCGCAACAGAGGACTGCGGGCCAATCGGTTCATTGCTCGCCCACGCGCCGCCCCAGAAGAGGTTCGGGTCGCGCGCCTGGCGCACGTGCCGCCAGCCGCGGTCGCCAAAGGAGCGATCGACGTGAACCATCGCGAGGTTCGCACGCGAGCCTCGGTACCAATCCCGGAAGTTCAGCTCTGGTCCACTGCCGAGATCGACCACATCGACCGCCGTCGTCGACACGATGTTCGGGGTCAGATCGCGGAGCAGGTCAGCCAGCCGCTTGATCTCGGCGTAGTTGTCGCCCCAGCCGGTGCCCCAGGCCTCATTCGCGACTTCGAGGACAACCACCTTCTCCGGCCGCGCCGCGACGATACCGGCGACACGCCGGACCAACGCCTCGCGCGCCGCAGCCGTCGGCGTCTTGTCCAGCCCGCCGAAGATCGTGACCTGCGTCCGCAGGCCGTAGGTGTCGTACGCGAGGTCGATCTGGCCGGCCAAGCTCTCCGCCCAGGCCGGGTCGGTCGGGTCGCTTGTCCGGTCCTCCCAGGCCCCGGACGGGCCAACCGCCGCGAGGACACGGATGTAGTCCACCTTACCCGCAAGGTACGCGAGATTCGCCTCCAGCCGCACGAGGTTGTGCTGGTATCCCCACGGTGCCCAGAAGAGCGACGTCCCCAGGCCGAGGAACGGCCCGTCGTCGTCTACGAGCGTTCGGCCCTCACGCCGCACCAGGCCACGCCGGGCGACGGGCTGCGCCACGACGCGCTCCAGCGTGACCGCGTCCAGCTCCGTGTCGCCGGCGGGCAGCACGAGCCGCGACTCCTGAGGGACGTAGTCCTGCGCGCCGCTCAGATAGAGCGTGGCCCCGCCCGTGACTGCGCCTGGCACGAAGAAGGACAGATGCCGATCGGTGCGCTCGGCGCCCAGCGGCGCGCTCAGGTCGGGCACGATCACCGCCTCGATCTGCTCGGGAGGCGGCCCGTAGACGGTCAGCCCTACCCGGCGGCTCGGCGGCGGCCCCGGCGGCTGCGTGCGTTGGCGAATCAGATCCCAGACGATGCTCATGTTCTCGGCCTCTTCTGACGCGCGTCGATCCGAGATCGTGGCGTCCGGGTCGGCTCCCCAGCCTCATCCTCTGCGCCTTTGACAGCGTGTGAATGAACCGACCGACCCGGACGCCAGCTCGTCATCGCCCCACCCTCGCCTTCAGTGTGCGTGTCCTTCTCTGACGCATCACCAGCCCGTGTGCCCGCGCCACGAGCTGCGCCGCCGCCGCCGGCGCCCCGGCCCACATCAGCAGCGTCCGCGCATCGCGCAGCAGATACCGGGCGGCCCGGAGCGCGGCGGTGCGGGTCGGCTGCTTCACCGCGGATCTCCAACGGAGTCCTCCACGCGCAGTTCAAAATGGCCCATCACCACTCCAACAGGTCGCGTGCGCCCGTGTTCATTGTTTTCGTAGCGCTTGATCCAGTTGTAGTTGGCACACAGCAGTTGGTACTTGCCCTCGCTGTTTGCGGCGACCTTCCGGTAGTACTGCTTGCTGCTATTCGACCTGTAGCGTGTTTCGCTATTGGCATCCCCTCGCACATGATCGAACTGCAAGGCACGAGCATCTGAGAATCCGCAGCGCACGCACCGGCCGCCCAACGCCGCGATTGCATCGCGCCTGGCGTGCTCTCGACGTTCCCTGCAAGCTCTCGCCGCACGTTCAGGATTGGTTTTCACCCAGGCCCTCGCTCGACTGATGTATTCCTGTCTGTGCCGCCTGTAGTGTTGCGCTTGACACGGTGTCTGAGACATATTCGAAATGCCCTAAATCAGGAATCGTCCAGCGCCCGCCCCAGCGCAGGCCGAGCGCTTCGCCGATCGCGCCGATCTTCGGCCAGAGCGGATGGGCAGCCGCCCACGCCAGCTTGTCGCCCCCAGGCGCAGCGGTGTACAGCTCGTAGGGGACGAGGTCGATCGCGAGGCCGTCGAGATGTGTGCTGCGCGCGACCCAGCTCGTGCCGGCGGCGAGGTTGATCGCATGCTCGGCGGGCGTGCGGAGGGTGTCGACGATCAGCACCGCGACTCGCGCCTCGACGCAACGCGCGAGCAGGGCGATCGCGAGTGGCTTGAAGCGTGGGTCGAGATCGTCTAACGCGCGTGACATCAGGACTCAGCCTGCGACACCGGCCCGCTGCCTCCGGCGGATCCGCCCTCGACGACCGCCCCCTCCACAACTGCACCGCCGGAGGCCGGGCGATTGAACAGAATGTCGCCGACGGCCTGTTGGAGCTGTTCGAGCGCGCCGGGCGCCGCCGATCCCGCCCGCTCGGCGATCAGGTTCTGCTGGATGTTGATCCCCCCGCTCCGTGTGGTGAGCTGCCCGAGCTCGAGGGCGAGCTTCTGCCGATCGAGATCCGGGAAGGCGAGGAGCTTGCCGCCACCGCGACAGGTGCGGCAGGGCCCGAGTGAGGGGTTCGGCTGATCCTTAGTCGGCTCCGGAGTACTCGTCCCGAGCCCCGCGCACGCCGTGCACGGGACTTCGTAGGGCGCGCCGCGCGTCATCACGTCATCGACGACCGCGACGAGCTTGCCGGCGATGATCGGCGCCGCCTTGATATGCGCCTCAGCGATCGCCGCCTTCCGGTAGGCCGCGAAGAGATCCGCCACCGTCAGCCCCGCCATCTGGCAGATCCGCCGCAGGGTCATCGTCTCGTAGCGCGGATCGAGCAGCAGCAGGACGATCTTCTCGACCTCGGGCGCCTCACTGGCGACGCTGAGCGCCTCGACGAGCGCCTCTCGGCCGCCGACCGCCTTGGTGAAGGTCTCGATCGCCGACGCGGAGAGATCCGCTTCCGCCGGGGTGAGGGTGGTCTCCCGACGAGTCGCGGCGGGGAGGAGCGCGTCGCCGCGGGAGAGCTTCGCCATCAGGAATGGTCTCGTCGGCCCATGCGCGCCGTCTCCTGCGCGCGCTCCGTCAACCGTGCGTGCAAATCAGTCGTCTTCTCGTCCGCGAGGTAGCAGAGGATCTCGTCCTCGGTCGGCTCATGCCCGGTCGTGGCGCGCGTCCGTGCGATGTAGTCGAGGACGAGGCCCAGCTCGACCTGGTCGACGTGATCGACCCCCGTCAGGGTTCGGATGTCCTCCGAGGATTGTGCCGCAGGCCGTGGCGCGAAGCGATCGGCGAGGCGTGTCAGCAGGCGATTCTGATCGTCGAGCGCGCTTCGGATCCCGGTGAGCTCCCGCGCGAGCCGCCGGCCGAGCAAGCCGAGTCCGATGCGCCGCAGGCCAAGGCCGAGCATATTCGGCAGGATACGCACCGCGCGCGCAGCCTGGCAAGACTCCCCAGCCTCCGGCGTCGCAGGGCAGACCGGCGATTGAAAAAAATTGAGGAAAATTGAGGTGAGTCTGGATGCGAGCGGGGCCCCCTCCCCCCGGGGGCACCTCGCGGACAATTCCCGGTCGGCAAGGACCGTGCCAGACTACGGCCTACGTCCTGGTCGGCGCCA